GTTTCCCAGTCACGATCTTTCCTTCACCTGACCGCAGATCACCCCGTCTATACTCAGCGCGGCTACGTAAAAGCCCGAAATCTGACCCTTGATGATACCTTGCTTATTGAGAATGGTATCATCAAAACTGACCAGACTCTTTTGGATATATCCCCGAGAAAAAGGGAATCAAACCCAATAGATTCGTGGGATGGATTGTTGATAATAGATGCAATAAGGCTCAAAGAAATTCGTAGAATTGAGTGGGATTGGTGCAGCAGGGTATACAACATTGCAACTGCAAACCACAACTATTTTGCCGGAGGGGTCTTAGTACATAACTGCGATGATCCAAATAATCCGGAAAAAGATGAGTCTGACACGGTGCGTGAATCCACGCTCAATAAATTCAAAAGCTACTCGGTGGGGCGGCGCGATGATTCACGCCTGACTAAGGTTGTGGTGGTTCAGCAGCGCACCCATCCAGAAGATACCAGTGGGTACATCATCAAAGAGCTGTTTGAATATTACCGGGTTTTTGTATTACCTACCGTAGCGGAGACTGACGAGAGCCATCGGTTTCCCCTCAGCAATACCCTCGTCACCCGCGCCAAGGGAGAGCTATTGTTCCCCGCCCGGATTGGGCAACGTGAGCTAGCTGAAATCAAAAAGACGATGACGCCTTACCAATACAGTGCGCGTCATCAGCAAAACCCAGTGGCTCTCGCAGGGGGCATGATGCCCCTAGAGTGGTTCAACCGCTTTATTATTCCCCCTCAAACTCCAGATCGGGTAATAATTTCGTGTGATACCGCCGCCAGCAAATCAGACCTCGCCTGCCCCTGGTGTTTCGGTTGTTGGTATCAATATCAGCAAAATTATTACTTAGTCGATGTGCTACTTGAGCACATGAACTACCCAGAAGGACGCAGGGCGCTAAAAAGCTTCGCGGCGCGGCAAAATCGGCCCCTCAATGCAGTACTTATTGAAGATAAATCCACGGGCCAAGCCCTTATTCCAGAGTTACAAATGGATGCCGATTTCCCGTTTCCGGTGATTGCAATTGATCCAGGCAATTTAGATAAAGTGACGCGGATGAGTATTGAAAGCTCAGCTATCATGGGGCGACAGGTGTGGTTACCCGAATCTGCTCCCTGGCTATTTGATTTTGAGGTAGAGGTGAAGCAGTTTCCCAATAGCAAGACCAAAGACCAGGTCGATATGATGAGCCAAGCGCTCAAATGGTTTCGTGAGAATGTGGTTAGCTCATGGCTTGAAGTGTATAGGATGCAAGAGTAAACAATAATGAACAATCTTGAACAATCTTGAACTTGAAGTTAAGCACAGGCTAAAACTTTATAATGATCATGTTTTTGTAACGATAGACATTCACTTCATATTCCTAAAGATCAGTCTTCTCCAGCCGAAATAACTTTTTACTTTTCTAATCGGCAAGGGGGAAGACACTGGAAGCCGCTAATAATCACCGTTGGCATAGGCTTTAATCTATTCCTTGAAAATCTTGAATCTCAATTCCTTGATTGTGTAATAAACAAAAAATGAAACAATGTATTTCTATGTATTTAGCTGGTGAAATTGTTACCCCTGATCTTTGTGACCATGATTCTTATAAAGAATTGGGACTTGTATGTCCTTTTTGTCGCTTGCCTGTGTTTTTTTGCACTGGGTCGCAATACATCAACTCAAAACAAAAAGAAATTATTAGAAATGCACACTTTTCTCATTTCAAAATTCATTCTGAGCAAGGAAGGCTATGCGAAGCAAGATCTATAACAAAAGCTGGTCGTCAGGAAATTGAAAGAATTGATTCAGCAAATAGGCAACAAAGGCTTTTGCTTTTTTATAGACACTTTGTTGATTTACTTACGGTAGGATGGTTAGATGAAAACGGCAATATTCTAAACATTAAAACAATTAAAAAGAAGCTTTCTGAGTCAGACCTAAAAAGCTATAGATCATTGGCAAAAAGCGGACTAAATTATTTTAGATTATTATGTAAGGAGTACAAAACTTTTGATAAATTTAATGTATTATCCAAAATAAATAAAGAGGCGACAAAAATAGCAAAAAGCACAAAGCTTCAAAAAGAACTTGCAAACATAGATTTGCATTTTCAAGTTAAAATTTGTGATGAGGCAATGTTTTTCTTGGAAAACTGTAGTCTAACACTTTTTTGTGATTTAATAATCGTTTTAATTACAGAAATTTGTACGGTGAATTCTAAAAATTACCAGGAAAAGTATATAAAAAATATGCTATCAGGGAGCAAAGAATATGTTGAGGATATTTATTCTGTGATTTTGGCGCACCCATGGAGGCAGCGAATTGACACTTTACGCGTTGAATGTTAGCTATTTGACACTCCCCGCGTCTAAAGACGCGGGGATTCTTGAGCAGCCCAAAATCGGACTCTCAAAGGCATGAGCAAACTGCCCCTACTGACTCCACTGAGGTCAATCCCCAATGTTGCCGCTACTTTTGCAATACAATTTGCAGCGCCATTAGCGTCTGCATTGATATACCAATTTTGAGCAGTACGGTACAAACCGCGCTTCACCCTCCGCCCCGGACTGAAGTCACGGGGCTACCAAGCTCCCGAACTTTTTAGGTGTAAGGAATCAGATTGGGGGAGCGCTAAGCGTATCTGTCATGTCTGAGGGCAGCGGCTCCTCAGCGACAACAGGCTCACTGACAATATTTTTGACATCGTTGGTCGCTGCCACTACGCCAGCAATAGCAGCACTTAGGTCAATTCCTTGTCCCGCTGCCGCTTCAAGTTCAGCGACCTTTGCACTTAATGCATCAACCTTCGCCCCAACCTCTCCCTTCTCTTGCTCAATGGCGCTACGCAGCGTCTCAATTTGAGCCTGTAATTCTTCAACTTGAGCCATGATGTCGTTCTCCAATTGGTAGACGTACTTATAAATTGCCAGCAGGGTAAACGGTTCGCGCTGCGCCTCGAAGATGTTCAGAATCCACTCACTGAATTGCTCGTCTATCACAACCCGCTCTCCCCGTCATTGCCTGTTGTATTACAATACAATGGTTTGCCGCCCCAAAATCCCCGTAGAGGTTTTCCATGGCCAACAATATTGCACCGAATAGCAACAGGCCCAGAGCAATTGCGAAAGAAAAAGATGGCATTGTAATGTTCTGGGTTGAGGAATTGGGAATTGCGGGACTGCACGTTAGAGGGATTGCAAGGCTGCTAGAGTGCAATCCCTCGACAGTCCACAATGCTTTGCAAGGCGTTCAGGCTATTGCCACATTGGAGGCTGAAATTGTTACAGAGCAAGGCATAAGAACCGTTCAGTTAGTTGCAGAAGCGGCTCTAGCGGAACTGCTTGAAGTGATCAGCCTGTCAAAAACAAAATCAGATACTCGAAGAATGGCAATGCAGGTATTGAAGAGGCTGGCGGCGGCTGGATTCAAGCTAGCTGTCATGCTTGAGCTTGCGCCACAACAGCTTAAAGCGCAGGTTGATCAACATCTTCAGTCAATTGTGCTTGAGACAGAACTGGAGCGTGCAAAGCTGGAGCGTTCACAGGCTGACCAAAAGCTACTAGATACGCGCCACTATATTGTCACAGCGCTGCCAGAAGCTATCCAGCAAAAAATATTGGGTTACACCGAGGTGAAAACGATCGAGTATCGAGATCGGATCATTCAAGGGGACAAAGTTATTCGTGATGGTTCAACGCTCTCGCGTACCGAAGTGTGCAAACGCCTCGGTATCACACGCGGGAAGCAAGCTGATTGCAAAATGCTGGATACCTTGCTGGCTCAGTTGCCTTCAGATGCTGTCCGACTGAGCGCTGTAGTGCAGGAATACACCGAAGTGAAAGCTGAATACTTGCCTTTACTGGCGCGAATGTGGGGAGAAGGACAACGCAATTTGTACTTAGGGGAATGACACTTCCTCATTTTTAAAAGAGGAAGTGTCCAGAAAAGGCTGTCTGTCAAAATTCTACATTGTATTAAAAAACAATGCCTGTAAATGGGTCAGTCCCCGAATTAAATGCTTATTTAGATAACGCCACCCTATTGCACATAGGCAAGGCGTTATCGCGGCTCAATCAGAGCGATCCTCAGTTATCAGCGCTATCAAATCGGCATCAAGCGCTTACCGCTCAGCGTCGCCAAGAGCTCTATGAAACAGATCCATGGATGGGCCAGCTTATTGACTGGCTTCCCGATGCCATGTGTCAGAAGTGGGTTAAATATGTGGTCAAAAGTGAGCAAGAGGACGGCGATGAATTGTGTCCCTATGGCCTAGAGCTTGACTTAATTCAAGAGCCGTTGCGCGATGCACTCAAGGTTGGACGGATTCATGGATGGTCAGCACTGATGCTCTGTGTTGATGACGCTCAAGACCCCTCACAACCCGTCAATGAGCGCTCTATTAGGTCGCTGGATGGATTCTCAGTCTTTCGCGGGGGAGAGGGGGGTGAAATATCGGTCAGCCAGTGGCAAGATAATCCGTTTGCTCCAAACTACGGTCAGCCGTTGTTGTTTACTGTGGCAGGTAAATCGGTACACCATTCGCGGCTGTTGTTGTTTTATGGCGTTAAGTCCCTCACCCCCTATTCAAATCTCAACAACTCCCAACAGTTAGGTACCTCCTTAATCGATCGCTGCTATGGGACGTGGAAAGATTTTGTCAAAGGGGGGGGAATGATTGCCCAAAACTTGCACAAATCCAGCCAGCGCATTCTCAAAATTAAAGGGTTTCGCCAGCTCTGTACCAATAAGAATGACCTAGATGCCTATATCAACGGCATGGCTTTTGCTTTGAATTGTCTTGGCATAATGGCCATTGATGCCGACGACGCAGACTATAGCGTAGTGGAACATAACTACAACGGTGTACCTGATCTACTCAAACATTTCAAGCTCTTATTTGGCGGTGCTGCCAATATGATGCACACCGATATGTTTGGTGAAAGCCCTAGCGGCCAAACTTCAGGCAGTTATCAAGACAAATGGAAGTCAGGGTTTGTCCATGCAGCCCAGGAATCTGAGTTAAGGCGACCACTCCTTAAATACCTGCGCTATTGCCACTTGAGGGATGGCAGTAATCCAGAAGATGGGGAGCTATCGTTCCCCTCACTCTACGAACTCGATGACCAGCAAAAAGCAGATGTAGCCAATAAACAAGCCACAGGGTTACGCGCATTGGTGGGGGCAGCGAGTGGCTCAATTCTCACACCAGAGGAGGCGGCACAATATCTTGCTCAATTCCCCGATTACCAGAGCGTGATTGATTGGGTGCAGCGCGAAAGCGACCTAGAGCAAACCCCTGAAGGAATTATCCCCCCCCTTACACCTTAGGAGTTCCAAGTTGCTACGCAAAACCATTATTCCTATCTCAATTGCAGCCTTGTTGCTTCAGCTTCCTTTTCTATATAGCTTCCAGGCTCATGCCCAAAATTATCAATTGTTGAGTGGTTCAGCCGTTCTCCGCCGTGGTAATTCGACCTATACGGTGGGTAAAGGGGCACGGTTATATGAGTCGGATCGGCTCACGGCAACCGAATGGGTGCAGTTTATTGGCGATTTTGGATTATTCGTGGCCCAAGTAAAGGGAGTCGTTGAATTTACCCTCCTGCGCCGTGAGAGTGGTTGTAGCCGCAATCTAATTAGCTATGTGGGTACCCTACGCCTCACCCCGCGCCCTCCCACCTGCCGCCGTACCCTGTTGCAGGTGGTTAGTTTTAATTCAGGCGGTAGCTACACCTTCTCAGGCACTAATGCCACCATCACTGATGGTGAAGACAAAACCTCGCGCTTATTGGTCACATCCGGTTCAGTGCAAACTTTGAGCGAAGGGCAATCCGTCACAGTCGGTGCAAATTATGGCAACTTAATTGAGTCAGGAAAACCCCCAGGTCAGCCCATACCAATAGATACCCAACTCACCCTCAAAAATCTCACCATCACGCGGCACCCTTGGGGGGCAACCTTGAGCGGCACCATTAATCCGCTCAACACCATCACCATTGGGGGACAAACCATTGCAGCCCCCAATGGTGCGTTTACCCACACCCTCAACTTACCCACACCCGGAAATCAAATCTTAATTGAGGTGAGTAATGCGCTAGGTCAAGTGCGAACCTATACCCGCCCCCCAGTGATGCGCAAATTCTAGCCGGATTGTGGCAGCAGCTAACCCGCTCCTGCCCGATTTCAAGTAGGGTATGTGGGGATTGCACAAGGATTGTTGATCATGCGGCAGCTTTATTTTCTATTGCCAGGCACCACCTCTGCGTTTGCTTGTGGTGGCCTCTGGGCAGAACTCAAAACCGTTGAATTGGCCCGCCAGGTTTGCCCCGCAACGGTGGTGACCTATCGCCAACGGGAACCCCAAAACCTGTTTTTAGCAGATTTACTGCAAGACCCGCGCCGCTTACAGGACTGCATTTTCGTGATGAGTTGGGGGTTTGATGTCGCCAAGTTAGCCCCACGGCTGAAAGCATACCCGCTGATCTACCACGCCCATAGTGCAGGCTATGGCTTTCGTCTAGATGCGCGTATCCCCATCATTACCGTGAGTCGCAACACATTAGGCTACTGGGGGCAGCTCGCGCCGCACTCGTTGCTCTACTACCTGCCCAATGAGATTTCGCCAGCGTTTCAGAACGAAGGTCAGTCCCGAGACATTGATGTTTTGGTGCATGCGCGGAAGTCATCCCGCTACTTACTCCAGTCGCTCATTCCGGCCCTAGAGCAAGCGAAGTGGCCGGAGGAAGGTTCCCCCGGCACATTCGCGCAGTGTAATGTGTTAGTCGTGCGCAATTTTGTCGAAGACTTTGCGGCGCTCTTAAACCGAGCTAAGGTTTACCTTTACGATTCCGCTGAATATTGGGCGCTTCAGGGTGTGAGTGAGGGCTTTGGGCTGCAACCCCTAGAGGCCATCGCCTGTGGTTGTCAGGTGTTTTCTAGCGTGAATCATGGTTTATCGGATTATCTGGATCCCGGGTTTAACTGCCAAAAAATCGCGGGCTACTCGCTGGACTATGACCTGAAGCGGATCTTGAATGCAGCGCACGATCTCCCACCCGCTCTAGATACAGCAACCTTGCTGGCTGAATATCGCCGGGACAACATTGTGCAACGGCTGGCCACTATTTTGACAGACATCAATGCCTTTTTTGATGCCCAAACTGAGGAGCAAATAGGTACGGGCACGATGCGTCGTGCCCGTACAATTTCTCCCCTCACCCCGTTTACCATCTGGCAACTCCGTTCGCAGCGGTTTCTGCAAAAGGTTCGCGCTAAGTTGTTGACGTCTGACAACTAGCTGCACAGCCATGAACTGCCCACAGGCTTACAGGGGCTGAGTCCTGACCCGTCAGGATCAAGGGTTGGAGGTGCTGGTGCAGCGGTGCTTGGTGTGAATGTGGGTGTGGGTGTCCTGTGTTGTTGATGCCATTGCTGTGGATCCACTTTGAGCGCGATGGCTACACCCCCCACCACCATTCCACAAATCACCGCCAAAACACTAAACTTCCACCACCCCGACCCTTGTTCATTAAGAACCTTACTGGTGCGGCCAATGGCATCAATGGTGTCAGGGATAAAGTCGTATTGCCCCGCACTGCCCTTGCTTTCCTCGCGTTCGCTTTTTTCTGCCATCAACATTTGCATGGTGTACCACCCCTCGCCTTTATTTATACCCGTGTTGTAGATTATTGCAACGTTTAGTAACGCTATCCAATCGTGATTCCACGCAACTAAAAGCACGGAGTGCTTGAGCGGTCTCTGTAAAAACACTGCTGTGTTGTATTCTTAGACAATGTGCGAGGAAAAACGGGCCTAAAACACCATGTCTGCTCAATTCCAAACACGGCTTTTAGAGGAGATCAATCAATTACGCAATCAGATTCTCTCCCCCTCCACCACCCTCGCCCAGGCGACCCGCCTAGCACAGCAAATCAGGCTATTGCGAAATGTGCTAGGACAACCCTTGCCTGTTAATCCAGACCTTGAAACACGGTTGCAGCATTTTATTTATCAGCTAGAGGGGATGGCACTGACCCAGGAATCACGGGCTAAATTGCTTGAAACCTGTACCCAAATCAAAATCCATCGTGATTTACTCAATGTGAATAATGGGCCAGCAGATGGCTCATCGCCTAACCTAACCCCTTCAACGACAAACTTTGCTCAACAATTTTTGGGAGGTTTACTTTAGATGTCCACTTATATTACTGAAGCCCAACTCAGTGCGCTAACAAATGAACTTTCAACAATCACCAGGTCTATCCGCACGTTGCTCAATAACAATGCAACAGACCTGTCTGGATTAAACACCACAGCTAAAAGCAGCTTGGTCGCAGCAATCAACGAATTGCACGCATTGAGTGGAGTACAGATTAACGATGGTGCGGCAGGAACGACCACGGTATGGTCATCATCCAAAACCACAACCGAGATTGCCGCAGCCCTCTCCGCCTTAATTGGGTCAGCGCCTGCCACGTTGGATACGATTACCGAAATTGCCAATGCGTTTCAGAACAACCCCAATGCCATCAGTGCCCTCAATACAGCGGTTGCCAATAAAATTTCGTTTGAAACTCAGACTCTCACTGCGCCACAACAAGCGCAGGCCCGCAGCAATATTGGGGTAGTAGACTCTACCACTGACTTCGTCGCTCAGTTTAATGCTGGATTGGTCTAATGCCCTACGCCACTGAGCAACAGCTATCAGCAATCGTCGATCGCTTAAGTGCGGAGAATAAAGCTCTCCGCACACTGCTCAACGGCAACATATCAAGCCTAAATAGCCTATCAACCACCAATAAAGCCAACCTAGTCGCAGCGATTAATGAGCTACGACTCGCTGCAAGACCAACGCTCTATGAGCAGTTTTTGAAACCAGCCCGGTTTTGGACAGAATTTGGCAATAGTAATGGGAATGCGCTGGGTGATTTTGTCGGCCAATCCATTGGCACAGGTGGCACTATTAACGTAGCAGCAGGGCCACCTATATCAGGCCACCCCGGCAACTCTCGACTTCTATCTGGTGCCAATGCAAATTCTGGCTTCTCTGTCTGCACCAACACCAACAACCTAGTAATGAGTGGTGGCGAGAGTGGTCTCGCTTGCTTTGCCCTCAACACCGCAAATAATGCCATTGTTGGACGAATTGGCTTTATCAATTCAGCAACGGTCACCGCACCCACTGACGGCGTTATGGTGGGCCTAAACGGCGCGAGCAACACGCTGACTGCCTACACAGTAAATAGTGGCACCCTTAGCTCCAGCGCTAATTCGCCAGTCCTCAGCGCCAGTACTTGGTACACACTACTCATAAACCTCAGTGCCAACCGAGCCACCGCATCATTTGAATTGCGCAACGATGCAGGAATAGTGGTTTGGACCACAACACTCACGACTAATATCCCAGCCATTAACCGAGCGCTAGGGTTTGGTGCAGCCTTCTGGCACACAGGGTCAGCCGCAACTAATCTGATCAACTTCGATGTCTTGGGCTGTGAATTTCCAGTCAGTCGAGGTGTACTGAGCTAGTTCCATGGCTGATGATTTTGTCGAGACCCTTCTAGATATTGGGATGCCTGTTCAAGCAGGTGGCCCCAAATACCGCACCAAAATAATCCGTACTGGGTATGAGTTTGAGAAACGCTGGAGTCAGCAGAGTGTGTGGCTGTACGAAGGAAATCTTTCTGAGATTTTATTAGACCAAGACCAGGTGCGTTATCTAATTGCGTTTCTCAATGCGCGTCAGGGGAAACGACAGGGGTTTCGGTTTCGCTTCTGGGCTGATTGCCAGGTCACCGCTGCGCCCAAGGATTTAGGCGGGGATTGCAGTACCCAGGGGGTGACAACACCCTTGCGCGGGGATGGGGAGCGGCAGATGTTCCACCTGCTCAAAAAATATCAGCAAGGGGAGCACGTCACCTATAAACCCATCCACAAACCCGATACTGTGCAAGTGTTTGTGGGCGGTGAACTCACCCTAGCCACCTATAGCCGCAGTACAGGTCGCTTGTTTCTGCGTGTCCCCCCTGAACCCAACCAACGCATCACCTGGAGCGGCACGTTTGATTTGCCCGTCCGCTTTGATACCGATACCATCCCCGCAATTCAGCAATTTGTCCAAGATCCTGACCAAAATGTGTTCTACGAACAAGAATTAGCGCTCTTCCAAGTCGATTCATTACCCCTCATTGAAATTGAGATGCCGCTCATTGAGGGTACCAATATGCCCTCAACTGAGCTTAAGGAGAGCTGCGAGTACCGCCTTGAGCTTGGCCCCCTCATTGGCCCCACTGATGCCATTGGCCCCAGCCATAATATTTTCACCAAGCGCCTCGACAGTGGTTTTGAGCGCCGTACTGCCTACCAAAGTGAACCCTTACTTAAGGGTGAAATTAATCAGTCGTTGCTTGAAGATACAGCGCTTGAATATGCGCTCTGTTTTTTCCATTGCCGTCGCGGTCGTGCCCAGACGTTTCGGTGGAAATATTGGGCGGATTATAAAGCCACCGCTACGCGCACAAATTTAGATGAATTCACCAGTATTCAAGGTGTGTTTACCCCTGCCCCTGATGGGGTGGTAAAAACCTTCAAGTTTCAAAAAAAGTACATCCAATTTGGCCGCGCGGTCACCAGAGGGATTCTCAATGTGGTACGCGGTACGGTGGTGGTCTACCGCAATGGGGTTGCCCAAAGTGCGCTCACCATTAACGCCAAAAAAGGATTAGTGACATTTAATATCCCACCCCCCTCAGGTGCTGCCCTTGCTTGGTCAGGGGAGCATGATATTGAGATGCGTTTTGATAGTGATCAAGCGACCCTTAAAAGTGCATTGCTTGATCCTGATAACACCGTAGAAACCGCCCCTTCTGTCAGCTATCAGTTTCAAAACATGGCGGTAGTGGAGGTATTGCCGACCTTTCCTGTTACCTATACAGAGAGTGGAGAAAGTTATGAGGGGGTGGGTTCAGGTCAGGTTTGTGGTCGTGATGCACTACCGCGCTGTCAGGAATACTTTAACCTCGCGTATCAGCAACAAATCATCTCCACAGGTAATGATTTGCAAATGCGGGTGACGTTTTATCAAACTAAAACTATTAACTTAGTTATTCTCTATCCCAGCCTTTCATTCGTGGGAAGTGGCGCAGATGGATATTGGCTTCCACGATTCGCTGATATTTGGACATCTAAGGGACTAAACGCTCAAATGCAGGGAGCACCGGACTATGTGCTTGAAATGACAACTTACCCTAGTTCGGTGCAGACCAGTGAAATGGCTGCGTTTAGGGATATTAGATCTTTGTACATCCGTTACCGAGAGTTCAATGGCCCAGCAGAGCCTTTTGTGCAGTTAAATTGGTCTACTTATCAAGGTTGCCCACAAGATATTTAATTAACAATACCGCCAAATAACTCAATTTCCGCTACCGATATGTAGCCATGAGGGCCATTGAACTGGAAATAATACTGATTTCTGGCGGTATCGTAATCTGAATCAGTTAATAGCTCAATCGTTTCCATATACGGCTCAGCCCAAGCATGTTGCGATAGCAGCGGCCCTGAGATGCTGTTACCACCATAGACATCCAAAGAACCGGGTTGATTATACGGGCCGTTGAATTGTCCTAAGTACAAAATTATGCGGTTTAGGTAAGCGGCGCTGGGTAGGGTGAGAACCCAGGCAACCTCACCTGTGTTAATGGCAATGGCCCCTTCACCTCCTGAATGGGGAACCGTCTTTATCCCATCATGTAAAGCGGCTGGAGACCCTGAAAAATAAGTGTTGCCGTCTGCTTTGTCACTAGCAGTAAAGGTCAAAGGGTCATAGGTAGCGGGTCTGCTACCACCGCCTGAGTCGGTACTTCCCATAATTGTGGGTGCCAATGCAAACATCTAGAATGGCCCCACCTTTCCTGCAAACCGTAAATCGCCGCCAATACATTGAAATGCATACCAATCTGTTTGATTAGCGGTGGTTGTTAGTGCATCAATACTGCCCTTAAAGGCGCTGCCCCAATCCAAGGTATAGGGACCACCGCTAGCAGCTTGGCTAACGTGGAAATTGTAGACAAACCCCGATTGCAAATTTATGGGATTTTCAACAGTGGAATTGCTGTCGAGTGCCAGCGTAAAAGTATTACTGAGCGCTGCATCTACCGCAACACTAGCCCCTGGCGTTAGAGCAACGGGACTACTCCCCTGTGCCCTGTTAAAAACATTAACAGTGTTAAGACGCGGAACATCTGAAGGCAATCCGCCATTACCCCCCGTTGATTCCTCGCTCCAATCTGGGGATAGGTAACGCAGCGAAATATCTTCATCCTCCACCCAAAACCCACAGCGGTTAAAGGGCACAATATCTAGCCAAGCATTGTTCAGTCCTAGCTGAAGATGATTGGCTCGATTCGCCCACCCCCCTGTCGCGCCTGATGGCACAATGTACGCATCCCCATCCACAATTGGATCCGGTGGAGTACCCACGGTTCGTGACTTAACTACACCAGCGGCAAATAATTCAGTGCGAAATAAACTCTCGTTATAGAGGACATAGGCATCCCCTTGCAGCGCAATGAGCTGGTATAACCCTAATTTTGGTGTAGTTTCACTCATAATGTTTTTACCCCAGCAAATCCTTTCCCCACAACCGCACTCACCTGATATAACCGCACCTTAACTGAGGGCTGCACTGTGCCAAAATCACTCACCTGATCCGCCGTGCTATACCAATATTCCTGCAAGTCATTAATTTCAACCTCACGCTTCACAGTATTGTTCTCTAAAATCTGCACCACATAGCGCTCTAGGGTTTCACTCAGGGGGATTGGGTTAAACCAAGGTAAGTCATCTGCTTTGCGATCTCGTCTCACCCACCGAATCAATAATCCCCCCATCCCATCGCGATCCCCTCTGATTGTACAGGGTGCATAGGGGTACAAATCATGGCTTTTGGGGGTAATGGTTATTGCAGTCGCTTCATCTAAGGTTTGGTTTGGGGCAGGGACGCGATAGGTGAGCGGCTGTCCAATTTCACGCACCTGCCCCTCAATACGTTCGTAATACCCTTTACTGCGCAATAGATAAAACAACTCACCCCCCTGGTGCTCCCCAATCCCCCACTCCGTCCCGCGTACCCCGCGCTGCAAAATAGACAAGCGGTAGGTTTTAGGGTTAACCAATACTGCATATTGAAAGCGAATCAACTCATAGTGATCTGCATCGCGATAAATCAGGGCTGTATTGTCCCCTGCCACCATCTGGTCAAGGCCGATGTTGGTCAACGCCCCTGCCTTTAATTGCACCGTCAAACTATTGCGCCGATCCAATACATGAAACGACGCATCCCCCAACGTATTCACACAGTTACCCCAGGTAGAGGAGCGGATGAGTTGCGCTAACTTGCGATACTCACCCCCCCCATGCACCCCATACACCGTTCCCCCGCGCCACGAGTATGTGCCTGCACTCACGGCATATAACCCTACCTCCGGGTCACTGTCGCGCAGCAGCGGAATATCCAATAGCTTGCACAAACTCTCTCCCCGATGAGGCACACCAGGGCGCGGGGGATTAATACTTTGCCCTGGCATCTCATGTTCAAAGGTGGGATTTTGGGTGTCACTGGGGGGCAACGGTAACTTAAAATCTGGCACGTAGGCTGGGCGGTCATGACAGTTGTAATAGGGAATTGCGCCATACAATATCCCTTCAAATTCAACCAACCCATTAAAGCCCATTCGTTTTTTGGTGAGCTGGATGGCGTTATATTCTCCCTCATAAAATTCCCCATACAAAATATCATTGGGGAAATACTTAAAATAATGTAGCGGTAAACTAAACTTAAACTGATCCGCCCTCAGTTGAGCCAAATACAACAACCGCACTACAATAGAACGCGCCTCGTCGGGGGTGAGGGTTAAATTAGTCTCAAAGTCCTGTTTGTTAACATTCTGTGGGTTGACCGCTAAGCGCCGTTCATAGACTTCATCATCTTCATATTCTCTGCGGTAATTGACATATTTAAGGCGCACTTCATGTATTTTTTCGTTCTCATTAATCAGGGTATGGGTGAACAATAAAGGCATCTGGTCATTGCCGTATTCATAGCACCCTAGGTCAGTCCGCGCTAACCCATAGGCCCCAGTGCGAGCTTGCTTTTTGAATGACACCTTGCCGTTCACATCCACCACATCAAATTGATAGGCTACCTGCAACCGTTTAATGGTTTCAATGGGGGGTTCGGGGTTACGGTAAAAGCCGCGCACCACAATATCGTCTACATCCTCCACGTCAATATTGCGCGGTTCGTACATGGCGCTCAGGCAAATGTCGCGCAAAATATCACTCAGATAAAGTGTCTCGGTGCGCTCAATCACCTCCACCTTAATGGAGTACGGAATATGTCTATTTTCAAGGGGTACCCCCAAATACCACAGGGTTGCAAACCCGCGATAGGCAGGGGCGCGGTCGGTACCCACACGGTCTTGGTAGTGAGGATTCGGATCTTGACCGGGGATACCTCTATAGAGACGCATGTATTTAGCATGGCGTTCACTGGCCTGTTCGCTTTCTTCAACAATGGGTTGCCAGTTGTCCCAATCCCCATTTAACTCCGGTAACTCAATAATGGCTGGATCTGGGTCATGGTCTGGAGATTTGTCATAGACCAGCTTGCCATCCCACCAGACACGACGAATATCAGCAATCTGCCCCTCACACAGCAGTAATGCAAACGTGCCGCTCAGTTCTGGCGGTTGTGGCCCCAGTTGCCCCTTCCCGCCCCCTGATTGCGTGGTATAGCCCCAAATGTAATTCCCATTGACCACAAAGCGCCCCCAGCCACGGGGTATGGGAGTGCCATAGCTTTGATCCGGTAGCCGTGGTTTATCGACCTTGGGCTTGGGCATCAGCAACAGCGACAACACCTGTAGCGCTGCACTGATGGCCAAAGGCACCATGATTTGAGCCATATAACCTCAACTGCTCACAGGGGCAATATAAAACTTGCAACAATATGTTCGCGCCAGCGCTGGTCTAAATCAACCACTGTTACCTTCCCGGCAGCACTAGACGAATGGATAATCTGATGATCGTTTAACACTAGCCCACAATGTTGAGGGTCAACCCGCACCCGAAATACCAGCAAATCACCTGGTTCAGCCAGTGCGGTACGGGGACACAACCGCTCGATATATTCCACCAATTTCCACCCTTGGGCTTGGGGGGTACGTTCAGGTAAATCATAACTGCGCCAGTCATACCCCAGATCCAACCCCACCCCCACAATCCAGCCAATGCAGTCCGCCCCATGACGCGAATATTGTTGATGGTGGTAAGGCACGCCCTGCCAAGTCAACGCCTGTTCGACAAATTCAATTTTGCTGACCATCGCTCAATAGCTCAAAACGGTAATACATGGTGCCCTCATCAAAATCACCGATGATGGCCAGAAAATTGTCAAGACCGCGCACATAGCGAGCTTCTCTATTGAGCGTAGAACAATAGACCACCGCCTCCCCAATAGAAAGCGCACTTGAAGCAATGGCTACGCCAAAGGGTGTTTTAACGATTTGGTGCTCCTGAGCCGCTTTTTGGACTGAATACAACCCCAAAGCAATATAAGTAAACCCTTTCACGTTTCGGTAAACACCACCGATGACCAGTTCACGCTCTACTTTGGTTTCTAAGTCATCCATGTGCTTACGTCACTCCCACCATTGCCTCTGGGTCAAACACTTCACTATCGGGTTCAATTAAGCGACAGCTCAGGCCATGCTCGCGCTCAAAACATTGCACAATGGCCAACGCCACCTCTTTACAGTCATAGGCCAGTGAAAACCCAATGTGCCACTCTAGGCGATTTTCATTCATGGGGGATGCGACGGCGCGACCGTCAGGCATAAACTCGTAGAGTTGCGCTTGCATAATCCTAAAACTGGGTTGTTGGTTTAACCCGTTCAGAGCCTCTACCATTTCACCATCGGGGGGACGGGCAAAGGAGATATGCACAAACCCTTCGCCATACTGAATCGCTACATTAAATCTAGGCGTGATATTAATCATCCTTTTTTCCCTCCTCCTTCTTCCTCATCATTCAATCCCTGGCTCACCCGATTGCGCCCTGGCAGGTGAGGGAACCCCGCAAAATAATTCTCAATGTTATTAAATTTTTCATGGCAATCTTTAATTCGTTTGGTACACCCTGCTATCACCGTCACCTGATCCCCCACTTCAATGGGGGCAGGCAACGGCAAGGCTAGTTTTAGGTTATTCCCAACCTGAGAAATAACCTCCATTCTAGCCCCGCGATTTTGCCCCCACCGCCAAAAAATAGTCCCTGAACGTAACCATTGTTGCGGGACAGGGGTGGGGGTATGAGGTGAGGTGATGGTTGCTAAATTAATGCGACAAGATTGATTTAGCTCACCCACATCGGTCACTTCTGTCTGGTAGGTAAAATGGGCTAAATTTTTCTTGCAATCACTATCCCCTAAATTGGCCTGACAATATTGCTCAATGTTGTATCCGACGTTTTGCTGAAGCAGGTTAGATAACCCCAACATCTCAAACTTAAACGCATCCTCCCCCTCCAGCGTCACTTCCCCTAACCACGCTTTTATGAGCACAGGTGCTTTGAGGGACGGGATCATTCCGGGTAAATCGCTGTAGTTAATGAGCATCAGCGTCACCTGACACCCTTTATATTTGCCCGCCAAAATATCACGGGCACTAATTAACCCTGAATTAATGGAACTTAAATAACTCTCTAACTCTAAATTCTGAGGGCTTCCTGTGGCGTCCCCTTCTACCGCCGATGGATTAAACCCCGCCTCAGCCCGGTAGGTCTCCCCGCCAATAATCAAATCATGGTTGTGATTGGTGTAGCGTAGCGTCACCCCATCGCGCCGCTCTAGTACGATTAAATAGGCGACGGTTAACACCGCCCCCTGTAAATGTTGCTCAAGCTCTGGCGCAACCTCTAGCATCACAATTTTTTAGGACATTGTATAAGAATACAATACAGCAAATGGCACCTCAGCCCCCCGTCCATATTCCTGGCACAGTTTTATCTATTGCAGATCTCAGTGATATTGCTGTGATTGAGCAGTCAGACATTAATGCAATCAGTGCCACTTGGCAGCGGCAGCACCAGGGGCGCTATGAAACCTTAATTGATGCGTCAAAGGTTGAGCCGGATGCTGACAACCGTTAAACTACCCCGTCTGGATAAAGTGACGCCCATTTTATGGGCATGGGATGGGCGAGCCAAACGCTATCGAGATCGTGCAACGGGCCAGTTTCTCAAACCTGCTGCCTTACAACGACTGCAACGGCAAAATATCACCTTAATTGAGGGTGATTTACAGACAATTGGTCAATTATTAATCGATAACAAGCTTTCCCTCAAAGGCTTTCAAGAAAGCTTTGCCCAAACCTTAAAACAACTGCACTTGCAGCAGATGGTGCTTGCACGCGGGGGCACTCAATCCACCACAGCCACTGATTATCTAGCGGTGGGTCGTACTTTACGCCAGGAATACCAGTATTTACAGGGGTTAGCCACGGATATTAATCGTGGCTATTCTGTGGGTACTAATGGCCAAAACATCCCGCTCACAGTGGCGCGATTTAAGAATCGCATTCGCCTCTATGCCCAAAAAGCACGCCTAAGCTATGAACAAGGGATGCTTGCCAATCACCTTGAGCAAGGGATGGGCTACGAATGGCGTCTCTTATCCCCAGAAGCCCAGCATTGCCCCTCATGTCTGCGCTACGCAGCGCTCAGTATTCAACCCATCGGCACGCTCCCTCGGCCCACTGAAGCCTGTGAATGTGGGGGTGAGTGCAAGTGCGCGATTAGGTTTGCTCAGACGCTGGAGCAGGCAATTGCTTTAAGAGCCTGAGCTTTTCCTCATGCGCTGCAATAATTTCAAATATATTGCGCTTAGGCGGGTTTTCGGTAGACAAAAGCTGTTCTTCCAGATGCTCTGTTAACCGTAAATCTGGAACGTACATAGCAGTCGCAATATATCTTTCATTCATTTGATTTACGCACACTGCGCTCTGACAGATCACTAGGGCCATTTAGAAAAGTACGCTGCCGCTGATTTAATCGCTCACCTATCGATTCAGCGGGTTTGTATCCTGCTGCATTACGATGGCCTCCGCCCCCGAATTGTCTCGCATATTCGCCCACGTCAAAACCACCATCAGGATTGTTCTTGTTAGAGCGCAGAGAATAGGTGCCATCGCTAGTAATGCACTGCACAAAGAGCGCAGCAGGATAGCGATATTTATACAGCTCTTCACACACGTCTGAGGTGTACCGATCTTCGCTACCATCAGGAGATAGAAATACCGTAGGAATGTCTGTACTGTCCCAATCACGAGTCCCAAAAATTACTCGTTGTGTTGAACACCGATCCGCAATCTCGCTCACCTTTTGACGCTTTGGCTTCAGCAATAGCATTCCCAAGGGCACTATTGCACTTGAAAACTCATCAGCGGTACATTGCGCGTACAGATCAAACATCTCAAACGTGCGGCCTATTTTGCCCATCGCCTCATGAATTTCTGCCGTATACATTAGCCTAAAGTTCCAAAGATCACGGTCTTCAATGTGCAGCAAGAAGCGAGGAATAGGCTCACTGGGGAAAAGATGCTGCCATGTGAGTACTGCACCACACTGCGCCATATCAAAAATGATGCGACTGCTCAGCGTATCAATTGCCCCCATCAACTGCTCTTGTGCCGTTTTGTGATGGTCAATAAGGGTAATCATTGCCCCTAAATCTTCCCAGCGCTTAATAATGTCAGCGCTAAAGGAAAAATCGACAATAAATACTCGATCATCCGCATCAACTTGTGGCAAATCTTCTTCAGCACACTGATACCAACAGCCAATCACTTCAGCGTCAGGAAACTTACGCTTACAGACCCAAGCGGCTGCAATACCATCCGAGCAGTCGATGCCTTTTTTAATCTGATGGTAAATAATTTTAGTGGTCATTATTATTTCTCAGGATATAAATGTTTTGCACGATCAACCAACTGCTCTAAATGTCTAATCCCTTTCAATCCATCCTGTTTTGCCGACTCAAACAGGATGGGTAATCCCCGCTCTACTGCCGCTATCACCTCCTCTCTTGTGGCCTTTCGTCCTTCCTTATACCAACATACCTCCGTTGCCTCACCCAGCTCAAATAATAGCCCTTGTCCGATGTCTTGACTAGGATCCGCCTGCACCTGAATAACTTTGTAGGATTTTGTTACCCAGAGACAAGTTACCTGTGGCTGATGTTTTAGTGCAATCCCAGCGGGTTGCCTAAGGTTTTCAGGTAATCCTTCAAAATTTCTCACCTCCTGACGTTGGGAAAGAAATGGACACACTTTGATAGCCCACTCGGCACAATCACGATGAGATGGCGGCTCACTGATGACCCGGTTAATGGCACACATGGGCCCAATGGTAAATGCTAGATATGCGCCTAACTTCTGCCCACATATCCAGCAGAGTTTCTTCTTGATTGCAGGCTTAAATTTGCGGTAGTCAGCAATTCTAAAGTCATACTTCCCCTCAACTTCTGCCACAAAATAGGGCACTGGGTACCCGTTCTGTACAGGCAGTGCTGCAATTCTAGCGGGCATGCTCTTGTCTAATTCAGTAGAGTAAGTTTTATGCATTTCCGCTTTTCTCAAACCGTAACTTGCCATAATGTTCTGGGTGCTCTGGCCCGACTAATCCTAAAAAGTTCATAATTTCTCTAGCCCATTGGCCATGACTACCTTTGTAGAAAACGCGCTGACCATAATCTCGATTTGCCGTATAGATAAGTCTTCCTGATTCTTTCAGTTTTAATAACATCAATCTCTCTGGCCTTTGCTTTGTCTCTTCCGCCACATATACTCCTAGGAATTCTGATAGGAATTCTGAGGGCCTTTCTGACTCTTCTAAATCTGGGAATGACGCAACTCCTATCACTTCAAAGTAATCTCCCTTAAAGTGCTGCCATTTCCATTTACCTGGCTCAATTAGTCGGCAACAGGCATATCCATTAACGTAAACAAAATTAGATCTAGGACTCTCATCCGGGAAAATTCCTTCCTTCATTCCTAACTTTTTATAAGTTTCAAACAGGTTTGCAAGCATTATTTCTTCTTGAGCAGTCTTTGAAATGTTTTCAGTCATCTTTCTGTTCCATATATTTCTTGTACCACTTCAGTATCAAATAAACAGGCAAATCAAATTTTGTCGCTGTCTTAGCTAAATTTTTGCTATTTATCAAATAACTAATAACCTGCTGTTTATAACAAACTGGATAAATATCACGAGGTTTACTACCTGTTTTGCTGTTAACATTGTATCCATTTTTTCGCAATATTCGATATATGTTTTCTTTGCCACACATACCTAAACGTTGTGCCGTAACACGAGCTGAACCCGTTCGTTCATAAACTCTAGCCACTTCTTGAATAAAGTCTGGATCAGTCATAGACCGATGCTTTCTTACATTTTCATTCTTAAACCATCGTTGAATGGTTGGAATAGAGACTTCAAGTTGTTCAGAAATTTCTTTAACCGTGTAGTATGCATACATGTCAATTGCTTTTTTTCTGGTCTCCGCTGGATATTTCGTTCCTGGCATTGGTATATTTTTTAGGCTAAGGTTAGTAATTCTTGCTGATGAAAACTACTCACTGAATCTAGATTTTTTTGTGCCTGCTCAAAATAGGATTGCTTCAGTTCAATGCCCATAAAGCGCCGATTCATTTTGAGGGCAACATATCCTTCAGACCCAATCCCGGTAAAGGGGCTGAGCACCAAATCACCAGGGTTCGACCACAACTGCAAAGCCCGTTCTATTACATCCAGTTGCAAGGGACAGATGTGGCGTTCATCTTTCTCATCCCTTGCTGAATTACGCTGCAACGTGCGGCTAGGGTTAACGTCCATCCAAACGGGACTAGCATAGCGCTGCCAAATTTCAATCGCCGCCCTTTCTTCTATCGCTTCACTCTTTTCTGTGGGTAGGTTATAAAGATTTTCGCCTGTATAGTGGGTTAGCTTGCCTGTAATGGGCTGTAGGTTATCTCCTGGTTTGCGCATAGTCACCAAGTAATCAGGAATACCTTGGCGTGACAGAGCAGAATCTTTTTTAAGTTGCTTGTGCAATAACCCAATGGCCTTGGTGCGCTGCATTGCCATCACGGGGTCTTTCCAGATACAAACCTCACTGTGGAAAATAAAACCCGCCTCTTGAAATAACCGGATTAAATCACCGCGAAAGTCTTTGATGCCTATATAACCATCATTTTGTTTACTTGATGGTAGGTTCATGCAGTGAAAAGATAGCAAACGCCCTGGCATCAATACCCGATAAAGTTCAGTAACCAGAAACTGAAAATGCTGCATAAATTCATTCATTGTGCGACAGTTGCCCATATCGCGATTGCTATTGGAATAAACGTAAAGGCTAGCAAACGGAGGTGAAAAAATTGAATAGTGAATGCTATTAGCATCCAGTGCCTTAACCACTTGCACACAGTCTCCTAGGTGCAATTCCCACCCCAAACCCGTCACCCGGTCACTCTGGTACGCATTGCTTTGGCGTTGGGTCTGGCCTAAGTTTTGATGCACCGAAATATGTTCAGCCATCGCGTCGCTCATTTTAAGAGCGTCCTTTTCCTTGCGCTTAATATTTTTCAAAACAGCTCCTTCTGACCTAGCGGTAATCAGGTGAACAGTGACTTGATGCTGTTGGCCAAACCGATGGCAGCGGCTAATGGCCTGATGCAGTGCCTCATAGCTGTCAGACAAACCTACAAAGGCGATGTTGTGGCAGTTCTGGAAATTCATACCAAAGCCGCAGATTGAGGGCTTAGAGACCAGCACACGAATCTCACCACGGGCAAAACGCAGCAAGGCAGATTCTTTGGTGTCATTATCATGACGACCTGCAACCTCCACCGCCCCATCAATTGCCTGAGCTAAAGCCATCCCCTCATCATTGAGGTCACACCAGACCAGCCATTGTTCAGAGCTTGCGTTCACCAATGCTGCTGCTGCCTTCACTCGTTCACTTAAAGACTGCCGCCGTGCTTGACGGCGTTCGTTGAGCGTAGACGCCTCAAGCTTAAATAGCTGTCCGTCGTCTGGGATAAGATCATTTTCCACATTGTGGGAAACCCAGTGAATGGGGGGCAAATCGTAACCATCGCAGCTATAACCAAAATCAGCAGGGGTGCGCACCATGACGCCCCACTGACTCACCCAGCGCCAGAACACCTCTTCTGCATGCCCCTTCAGTCGCCACTTGCTGGTATCACCGCCATCATGGGTAAAAAACTCAGCCAGCATTTGAGTGCGGTCCATCACCCCTAAAAATTCAGCGTGGTTCCCCAGTTCAACATAGTCATTGGGGGCAGGGGTTGCGGTGCAGGCTAGTTTGTAGGGAGTTCGGGCAAAGGTTTGGATGAGCTGATTACGAGTGGCGCTGCTAAAACTTTTGAGGATGCTTGATTCGTCCAGTACAACCCCTTCAAACTGCGCACAATCGAATTTGTGTAGACGTTCATAGTTTGTGACCAGAATATGATCCGTTGGCTCAATATCTGATTGCTCCCCCACCTGTTTGACCGTGATGCCAAACTTAATCCCCTCACGCACCGTCTGAGCGGCCACCGCCAACGGTGCTAGGATCAACACCTGTCCGTTTATTTGTTCAGCCCAAGTGAGTTCTATCAATGATTTACCCAGGCCACATTGGGCAAATACCGCTGCTTTACCTAACCGGAGTGCCCAGACTACGATGTCACGCTGAAACTCAAATAGGTTTGCATTTAGGTCAGCAGGTAAAACCGTAATACCTTTAGACTCTATTGCTAATAATTTTGAATCTAAAAATTGTTGATAGTTCATAAATTTAGTAAGACTCGTTCCAGGGATTCGCATTGCTGGTATCAGTCACAGCGCCATTGTTTTTAATATCGGCCCATGACCAACTTTCCGCCCCTTCAACGTGCAGGTGAAAAGTAATCTCACCATCCGGTAGCTCAGGGTGATTGGTTTCTCTAAGTATCTTCTGAATCGCTGTTGCAATTTCACGTTTTTGTTTAATGCTAAACATATTCTTTTTCTCCTACAAAAGTTGCTGAATCTGCCGCTAGTGAAACTAAAGCGCTCATGCATTCTGGATCTGATTGAGGAATGGGGCGAGCCTTCCAGTCAGGTAGCAGTTTCTCTGCAAATTCATGCGTTACTTGCTCATCGAGTGGCTTAAAAATATCCACCAATAACGCCAGAATAATGATCGCATTATTTAACTGTGACCCTGCACAATAGCCACCTTTAAGATAAATCTGACTGCCTACTCTACCAAAGCCGACACGGTAGCCATAAAGCACCAAATAGATACCCATTTCCCACACTTCGTTCGGCGAAATGAGTCGTACTATAGGATAGTTAATCGTCGGTGCTGTGTATTGTAATTCCATTAATTTATTTCTCTCTTGTCCTGAGATCGATTAATTGTTTAATTTCAGCTAACTTAAGCGGATCTATAACATCAGCACTGGCAATGGGGAGATAGGCCCACCCTGCACTTGCTGCTCGTTGTTGTTTAGTAATATCGGCGCTCACACCACCGTGACTGCGATGCCCCGAATTGGCTTGGTAAAGCCCCCCCTGGATTTCAATCCCGGTCTTGCTTTCAAGATGGGCAAAATCCCACCTTGAGCGCGGGTAGCCCTCCAAGGGGTACTGGAAATACAAATCCACCTCCGGGTATAGTTGCGCCCATAGAGCGGCAAACTGTAGCTCTGGTTCAGTGATTTTTTGTTGGTAAATCCGGGGATCAATGAAATCGGTGCCATAGGGTACCCGTGGACTAGAACTCAACCTCCTCTCCCCCCTCCTGGTTGAAATTGAATTCAAGTTGGGCTTGTCTTTGCGCCAGTCGTACCGCCCTTACTTGCCCCAACCAATCGCCATAGTGCCGAATCACAAAATTAAATTCCTCAATGTCATGCCCTCTAACCGTCAGCGCCCCACTTTCTTCATCTCGCTCAAAATGGCAAAGTTCATGAGCCAGTAGCGCTTCTTGCTGGTCAGGGTGAGTGTCCCAAAATTGCTGATCTAAGGTCACTACCCCTTGCCACGAATGGAGTAATTGATCTGATTCACTAACAACTTTCGCACTCCCTAAAACCAATTGCCCTAACCTGGTTTTCGGCTTCTTACGTAATAAATATTTGATCCGATAATTACCTAAAAAGTTAAACGCCGGATGCTTCTTGTACAACTCCTGCGCTAATTGATAAACCGCCAGCGGCGCATTAATCAGCAATGCTGTTTCTTCTAACGGTGGTGCAGTGACCAGCATCGGTAAGCTATCCATTACTGTAGCGGAGGGATTTGATTGACCCATGACGTGATTCCTAAGACAGGCTATTGTACTATAATACAATACTTATCACCAGAGGGGCATGTATGCCAAAAATTTTATGGTGTGGAGATGCGGCGTGTCCTACAGGGTTTGCCCGCGTCACCCATGCGTTGCTAGATCGTCTCAAAGCCCAGTATGAGGTGGTCATACTGGGGGTCAATTACACAGGCAATCCCCATGACTACCCCTATAAAATCTACCCAGCGGGGAGTAAGGGTGATCAAGTCGGGCGCAATCGGATCCAAGAGATAGCACTCAAGGAGCAGGTTGATTTAATTGTATTGTTCTCAGATATCTGGATTGTGTTTGACTGGTGGCAAAAAGTGCAAGACCTTAACATTCCCATCGGGGTCTATTTCCCGATTGATGGACTAGGGTTTTATAAACAGACGTTTGATTTCTTAAGTGAGGTCAGTTTTGCTGCAACTTATACTCAGTTTGGCACACAGGTTATTAAAAAATCAGGGTATCAGGGTGATATCTATGTCCTTGGTCATGGGGTTGATACCAATATCTTTTATCAAAAGTCAGCGGCTCAGAAACTAAAGTGCCGCGAGAAATTTGGGATAGATCCCGATAGTTTTATTATTCTGCAAGCCAACCGTAATCAAGAGCGCAAGCGGCTGGATTTAACGATTAAGATTTTTGCTGGGTTTCTCAGGTCACAGAAATTCAACCCGCAAATAAAGCTACATTTTCACTGTGGGCGTAAAGATGCTGGGTGGCCCATTTTGGCGCTGTGTGAACGTGAGATTGGGCCAAATTATACCCAGCACGTCACTACCACCACGGTTGGGATGAGTCACCCTGATATTGACCCTTGTGAACTGAACGATATTTACAACACGGCTGATTTAGGGATTAATACCTCAATGGGGGAGGGGGCGGGATTAGTGGCGTTGGAAATGGCCGCAGTCGGTGTCCCTTCATTGCTCACCAAATACTCAGCGAACTTAGAATTTTTTGAGAGTGCCGCTTACCTTGCACCTGTGCAGGGGTATATCACTGACCTGCATTTTGGGATAGAGCGAGGGTTAATAGATGTTGAAAAAGCAATCACAAAACTTATCACAGCCTATAAAAATCCAAGTCATCGCCAACGCCTCGGGGAAATTGCCAAAATGCGCGTCGTCAATGACCCCCGCTTTAGCTGGGACGAGCTGGCAGAACAGATGGGCTTGCTCTGGGGTAAAGCATTGTACTAAGCTACAACACGGAAGTACCCTCTTCTACGGAAGTCTTGCGGAGGAAGGTTCCCCCGCAGAGCTTCCTTACTGCGTAAGCGAGAGACGACAAGGGACTGTTTGATTCCACCACACCAGTCCCTTTCCTTCGATTTTTTCCATGGCTTCTATGACCCCCTAAGAAGCCATTTCTTAATTAAGAATGAAGGGCAGATGATCAAGTGGTTGCACCCAGGCGGTTAGTATCATGGCAAATTTCACGACCCGAGAGCAATTTGAGGATCACTGTCAGGCTGCCGCTTGGTCGCAGTATGTGGGAGAGGGTGCCATCTTGTGTCGGGTATTGGGGAATCAGTTTTTGTATGTAGCGGCGCAGGATGTATCGCTGACACCCTGTCTGATCACCATGGGCTACTGGGAATCGTGGATCACCCTCGCCATTGCCAAGCACCTGAAGCGCGGGATGCGTTGTCTGGATATTGGGGCCAATTGTGGGTATTACACCCTGCTGATGGCAATGAGGGCGGGGGCTGAAAATGTGATTGCAATTGAACCCAACCACACGCTAGTAACACTGCTTTTGCGCTCCTTGGCAGCGAATGGCTATGGTGCTGTGCAGGTTTTGCCTGTTTTGGCGGGAGAAAGCACCCTTCAATTTGTGCCGTTAGCAGTGCCTGCTTATTTGTGGGGCGGTGCGCAAGTGTGCCGGGGGAAACTTCCCCCGGACACCTTGCTTGCTTCGGTGCAACCGACAAGCGATGCATATCAAAACGACGATGTGCTGCATACTTACTGTGATCAAGTCTGTGTGGATGATTTGGATTTAATTAAGGAGCGCTCTTTAGACCTAGTTAAAATTGACGTAGAGGGCTACGAGCTGGAGGTGTGGAAAGGGATGCAGCGCACCCTTGATGCAAACCCCCACCTTAAGATTTTTATGGAACTTACTCCGTGCTGCCACAGCGAATCTGACCTTAATCAATTTTTGAGTGATCTAGAGCAACGCAATATTACTCTGCGTCAGGTAGCCTTTGATGGTTCTATTCAGCCCATGAGCCCTGATGAAATTAGGGGCGCAACTGATTGGCTGATGCTGTACTTAGCTCAGTAGTTACCGCTGCTGAGCTAAGTCTTTTTGCTACCTTAAGCCTCACCCCCATTTTCACGCTGCAACAGGAAGTCATTAATGCGCTCTTGATGACGGTTTGAAGCTCTCAACTCCTCAATGCTCTGATCTAAGCGTTGGTTAGAGGCTCTCAATTCCTCAACATTGCGGTCAAGACGCTCAATCACCCCTGTCGAGGCATTGATGTAGCGCTCTGTAATATCAGTGAGCCGATCCAGTCTTGCATCAGTGGCCTGTTGCCGTGCCTGCATTTCCTGTTGCCGCTCCTGCATTCTGAGCTGCCCTTCTTGCAGGTCTCGCTGCACGGATAACAGCCCCTCAATTGCTCGCATAATCTCTTCAAAAGTCATGGTTTTGTTCCCTATATTGATGGCCTGTGTTCGTTCGCAATTCGCTGAAATTTTTAGGTTTAGTGCGTAATTTCTGGAGTTCATCTCTTAGCCGAGTAATACGCTGATTAGCGTTGGTTAGTTGCAACTCAAGCAACCGTACCGCATCCTCTTGAGACATATCTTCGCGAAGCGCCTTAGATACATTGCTGTTCATTACGCCCTCCAATCTGTCCAACCATCAAGAGGCATCTCGTCTCTACTATCGCCAGAATCTGGATTATCACAGAGTTCTTCGCAAGACCCGGAGATAAAGGGCGCTTGCTGCGCTAGCTCAGCAATCAGTTGCCAGTCAATTTCGTCTAAAGTGTTCATGGTGCGTTTTCTCTTGTTGGTTGACGCGCTGCGGTCGCTGCCTTTGAGAGAGTCTAGCGACCGCTTTGCTTTGTGAACTATATTCGTATTGTACCCACAATCTGACAATAACTAACAGGCATCGGCAGCAGATTGTAGTTTTTGTTTAAGGTTGTTCCACAGGGGTAGTGCTGAGAACGGTTTCAGAGTGCCGTCCGTGGTTTGGTAAGCGCCGTTAATGTTGCAAAACGACAAGAATGCGATTTTGTAAGCTTCATCGGTTTCAGGTTTCCCAACGCAGAAATAAATGCCCATCAGTTGGTAGACAGGGGCGTTTTCATCTCCTACGGCCTCTCTGAGCCGTTGGCCTAGTTCGTAGAAACTGGGAGCCATAGCTGCAATAACTTCCACCTTAAGATCCATATCAGCATCGAAACTGTAACCAATCAATTCCCAGGCTTTCTCAATCGCCTGAGATAGTGTTCCGCTACACTCAGTGACTAAAATCTGCTCAGATTCAATGGCTTGCATAATTAATTCCTCTATTTTTTGAGTGGCGTTTTTCTGTTTCTCTAGATAGTCAAGCGCTGCCTGCGTCAAGCGGAACTTGCGCTCTCCCGCTTTTACCTTGGGTTTGCCTAAATTCTTTAGGCTTTTGGGGTTGTACGGCATCACCTGATTTATCAATCTATATTCGTATTGTACCCATAAATAGAAAAAATAAACATAAAGGCAATCAATGAGCCAAAATAGCCGCGTGTGGTAGGCTTTGTATTGTTGTATTAATAGACAACAAAGCGGCGTGAGCAGAGTAGCGCGGTTTGACTTGGGAAGTATTGCCAAAGCAGAGCGGGACGGGGAGACGTTGCGCTGTTATTTTCGCTTCCGAAAAGTGGGGCCATTAACCTATCGGCATGCAGATGGCAGTGAGCACATTGAGCATGTTTTGGACGAGCATTTATTTTCTGCGGCGAGTCTACGAACTGCGGCCATGCGACCCATCACGCGTCACCATCCAGACGAGGGGATGGTGACGCGCAAAAATGCTCGTCAATATCAGCGCGGTTTAAGTGGCAATACCATCATTCGCGATGATCCCTACGCTGTGATTGTGGGAGCAGTAACTGATGAAGAATTACAGGACGCTATTTTAGCCAAAGAGCTTGACCAGATTAGTTCAGGGTACTGGGCCAAAACCCTTCTTGATAGCCTACAGCGCTACATTCAAACTGAAGTTGAATACAACCATTTTGCTGCCACCAATCGAGGACGAGCGGGGCCAGATGTCGGGTTTTTAGGGATTTCAAATGATGCCGTGAAATCCCTCACCGATTGTGCCTATCAATGTCTTTCAAGGGCTGATGAGCATGAGCTGTTTAACAAGCCTCTAATCTGGACACCCAACAGCATTGTCTCGTTAGATAGTTTAGATAGTAGTACTAAGGCTAAAGGAAAAAAAATGACCACCAAAATCTTAAAAACCATCAAGATTGACGAGAGTAGAACCATTGAGGTGGGGGATTCCCCCGATGCTCAAGCGCTGGGTAGTGTGCTGTCTGAGGTTGTAAAAGAACGCAACACCTTGCAGGGCAAGGTCGACAGTTTAGCCACTGTTGAGGCCAAAGTTAAAACGTTAGAGAGTGAGTTGGCCACTGCCAAAGCGCGGGCGGATGTGGCAGAGGCCAAGGGGAGTGAACCCGATGCCGATGGTTTAAAGAAAAGTTTTGATGAGGGGTATAAGAGTGGTCAAGCGCGGCATGCATTAGAGCAAGAAGCGCAGAGGATTTTACCAGCGACGGTCAAAGTGGACAGCCTCCTCAGCGATCGGCAAATCAAAGAGGCATGCATTTTGCAATTGCTGGGACTTAAAGCAGACTCCCCCAAAGCCAAAACCTATAGCGACATGGGTGATGAAGCGTTAGGGGTAGCGTACCAGGTGATTCTTGATAGCAAGCCCATTTCTACCGTTCCCCCAAAGCCACCGAATGGGAATGCGCCCAACACCCCTCCCAACCTGCCCCCCAATCTAGATGCAGCGGATTTGGCGTGGAACGAGTATGTGGAGCGGCTCAAAAACGGGGGCAAAAAGAAAGAGAAAACCATGGCTTAATTGGGGCTGTACAGCCGTACGTACGCTCCTTTATCTGCTCATAACAGAGGACTCGACCTATGACCTATGCACCGGGAATCGGTTTTACTGATAATTTCAAGCTTTATCCAGACCAGGGTTTAGAGGGGATGCTGGTCGATAGCTTCCCCCACAACGTTCTAACCCTAAAAAACAGTGCCAAATCTGCCACCGCCAAAGCGCGGATTACGATTGGCACCGCCAGCACCAACCTCTATAGCCTGACCTTTGAGTCCTTGACCCTAGGACTACCGCTGACCACCGTCACCGTTACCCCCACAGGCACCCCCACCGCCGCCGACGTGCAGAATTTGCTCATGGATGCGCTGCGCGGCAACCTAATGCTTACCTCACGGCTCAAATTCACAAAAGTGAGCACCACAGCCATTGATGCAATTAGCCGTGTGGATGGTAAGGCAGGGGCTTTTACCATCACTGCATCAGGGGGTGGGAGTGGCTTTGCTGGAGCAACCACCACCCAAGGAGCAGATGCTCCGATTATTCCTTGGGGGCGGCTATTGTGGACGCGCAACACCGCCAAAGAAGGGGATGAGTGCAGCGTCATTGATGGCCCGTTGGCGTCCGGCATTGTGCGCGGGGTTTCAGTTTTAACGGAAGCCTATGGCAGCTATGGCGACAACGTAGGGAGTTATGGCTACATGCCTGGGTACCCGCCCAACTACCCTGTCAACTGCGCCAAGATGGCCCAGATCTGGATGTATGCATTGACTGATATGGAACCCTACAACTCAGTCCATGCCTATATCACAGGAGATCATCAGGGACGGGTACGTGCCACGGCTGACGGAGCAAATACCACAGACATCAGTTCCCTGAATCTAAAACCGTTCAATTCCATCAAAGCCAACACCATAGGCCGATTTGAGGTGAACCTATAATGCCTACTGCTGCCGATTTATTTCCAAGTGCTGTCGGGCACTTTGACGACGATTTATTGCTTTTTGCCCAGCGCGAACTCACCAAAGTTCGTGCCAAGGTTTACCAGTATGAATATCCCAACAAAAAGATGGCCAACGGTGAAATATTGCCGTTGGATATTCAGACTGAGGCGGCGTGGGATGACTATATCGAAATCGAAGAATACGACGTGGTGGGCGTGGCTGCGGTCATTGCCGACTACTCCAAAGGTGGCCCGAGAGTCGGCAACCGCGCCCGGCGCACTCGGTTTGCCATCAAGACCGTCGGTGATCATGTGGGGGTGAGTTGGGAGGAGTTAAACAAAGCCCAGGCCCATAACAAGCCGCTCAAAGAGCAACGTTTGCGAGCAGCACGGGAAGCGGCAGACAGTTATATCGACATGGGGGGATATAGCGGTGATCCTGCCTACAATTTACCGGGGTTATTTTATCGGTCACCGATTCCACGGTGGTATAGTCCCACCCGCCTTGCTGATGCGCCAGATCCGGACGACATTCTGGCACTGCTCCATGCCCCCATCAATGCCTTGATGGAAATGAGCAACTACCGAGCGATGCCCAAACGATTGGTTTTGGGGACAGATTTAGAGCAGTATGTCTGCCAGACCTACCGCACCAATAGCGATTTGTTGGTCATTGACGCATTCCTCGAAACCCAGCGGCGTTTGAACCGGATTGAGGAAGTCATCTTTGATGTCAACCTCAACAACAAAGGCGAGAATGGCCGCAGTGCTGCCCTAGTATTGCCCAACGACCGCGAGAAAGCGTGTCTGGGTATTCAATTGCCGTTCATGATGCTGCCCGAACAGCAACAAAACCTAGAACTAGTGACCCATGCCGTCATGCGCACCAGTTTGGTGCAAGTGGCACGACCAATGGAGTGTTTGATTGTGGAGGGTCTGAACTAATGGCCACCACCACCACAGAGCGCAGCGCCCCTTCAGCTCCCATCGTTCCCTCTCAAGGGGCAGATTGGGTAGCGGTCATTTATGACCCCACCCGTCTCCCTGCTGCCACCGATCCGCTGCGGTTGATTGTGGGAGGTAACGACCAACCCATCCCCTGCCACCCGATCCTAATTGGCTTGCCCATTGAGGAGGTGGGAAACCTCAGACCCAAGGACAAAAAAGATCCCAATCGTGCCAGTCGATTGTCGCGCTCCATTGGGTTTTCGCCGGGCGTGACGATGGGGGTTAAAGCGGTGGACTACACCACCGCCCATGAAAACAGCCCCCGTTTGCGGGAGCTAGAGGACAACGGGGTGATTCGTTGTTTTACCCCTGAATCAGCAGAGATGGGAGTTGGCTATCGCGCCTTTAGTGAACCCGATGCGCTAACGCTGGTGAGTTATAGCTACGCACCGTCATTGATGGAGGATTGGTTGCAGGGAGAAAATCGGCCTGTAGTGTTAAAGCTAGCCACCGAACACCGTCAGAAATTAGAGGCGGAGTTAGAGCGACGCTCAGCACAATAGCAGGTGTACCCCATGACCCTCACCTACCCTGATTTCATTGGGCGCTTTCCTGAATTTGCCACCCTCCCTGAGTCCTCAGTTCGTCAATTAATGGAGGACACCTTAATTGAGTGTGACGAATATTACTGTCTAGCCGATGATCCAGAGCGGCAGGAATTAGCAGTAGCGTTGCATGTGGCCTTTAATATTGTGCGAAATCCTGTTTTAACGCCAGGGGTTGCCAATCAATTTGGGTTGCCGATCACCGAAATTCGCTCCCGCAATGACGCCATCAAGCTAGCCAGTGGGGGGAGTGGTCGCGAGGCGCAATTTATGGCCAATGACTATGGTCGGCGTCTTTATAACCTCCTGCAATGTCGTTGTCCCCTACCCGTTGCCTACGGTTCGTATCTGCCCTATTGATATGTTTTTAACTAACGCTTGGCTCACCTATCGTCAATCCTTTGTGCTCACCGTTGCTGAAATAACAGCGGTGGGAGCTGAGCAGGTACTAGTGAGCAGCAGCAAAGCGGTAACAATTCCCACCGGGTACGGATTGAAATTTGGGGCAATTACGGTGCAGACCACCGCTGAAGTGGCACTGGTCCCCAATGTGTCAATCGCTGTGCCTTGTCAACCCTTGACAGGTGAACTAAGAGCAGGATTGACCAATTTGCTCAAAGTGAGTGGGATGGCCAAAGAACAGTCCATCGAGCAGGTGGTGGCAGCATCGCTAGAAGAATCCAATCGGCCTGCCCCGGAAAATTTACCAGGAGTAGATCGCAGTGCGCTGTTTCTCACCGGACGCCTAGTCAACCCCGCCACCCTACAACCGTTCCAGCCCAACCAAACCATTGTTCCTATTCGCTACCAACGGGGACAGTTTTCTCAAATGAGCGGCTTATTTTATCAAATCCCCACCACAGGCTCACGGTTGGGACTGGATCAGTTTTTTGGAGATCCATTGCAGGGTTGGCTACAGGAGGTAAAGCCATGAGCATCCGTACCATCAGTCATCGCGCCGACCTGCAACGACGGTTTACCAACGCTCATCAGTCCGTCATTGCTGAGTATTACCAAGTTTGTCAGTTGGTACTACTCACCCCCCGTTATTGGCGCGGTTTTGAAGGGCGCGTCACCCGCCGTAAAAGTGGCGAGGTGGTGGTGGGTGCCTATCGCAATATCAAAGATCTAGGCAACCTCGCCCGTGACCAACAAGTCCGCCCAGTGGGTCAATTCCGGGTGCAATTTGTGTGGGGGGGCAGTGGAAAAACCCCGCCCGTGGTGGTTCATGAAGGGGCAACCTTACGCAATGGCACCCGTATCCCCGCCCGTCGCTTTACCCGCGTTGCCCGTCGTGAAGCGCAGTGGGGCAACGCATTTGTGCAGGGTTTCAAGGCATGACAGCAGAGGAGGTGATGGACATGGTAACTCAGGTACTCAACCACGACCCGCCGTTGCTCGGTACCTATACCCTACCGGGCGGTACCGTACTGCCTGCGGTGGGTATCGGTGCAATCACCCCCGATGATTGGGTAACTCAGGGGTTAGAAATCACCGTGCCGTGGGTGAGCGAGAGTGACAACCTGTGGACCAGTCGGCGGGTAAAAAAAACCCAGACTTGGGATTTAGTGTTAGTGCAACACGGAAGTGTGCCGGGAGAAACTTCCCCCGGCCACCTTCCTCATGAGACCGACGACGGTGAGCCACACCTAGCGAGCGCCGTTGCTCGCTTGGAGCAATTTTTCCCCTGTTGTCATACAGTTCCTCTCCCCCCCTTGGGTGAATTTGATAACCTCCCCCAAGCCCGTGTCACCTTTGAAACCTTTGAAACCGTTAAGGTTTTGAACCACGTTTATACACCGTAGGAGATCTAAAATGGCCCCCAAATCTATCCTTGCCCTTAATTTCACCCCCGACATTGACGCCTGTGATCCCTTTATTCGCAACGGTGGCTCCCTGGTCAAATATGCCCCCCTCCCCTGCCACCGCAAACAGGGGCGCATCTATACCCTAGGACTTACCGCCGCCGCTAACCCAGATGACGATGAAATTTCGGTCTATATCAGCGCCGCAGATCCGGTGGAAGCTGACCCGATAATTTATTTGGAAGAGGGATTAAAGCTTTACTTCAGCGCTGCCCCCAATACCGCGCCTTATTTCGAGGCAGTGGTAGAAGAAACAATGATGGTGAGTGGCATGGGGACAGGTAATGCCATCAACCTGCCCGTCTCGCCCCTAGCCAGTGGTATTGCTGCTGCTGCCACCGCTGACACCTGGGCCATGTTGAGTCTCATTCAACCCACAGATATCCCGCTCGCTGACACCACTGCAATGGTCGAAGGCACCAACTTGCGCGATGGCATGCAATTCACGCAATATAAAGTGGGCCTCGAAAAAGCGTCACAAATTGCCGTTGACCTGCGCCCTGATGACATTGCGTTCTGGAAGCATGTGTATCCTGGCACCCAAGACAACCGTCGCCTATTTGCTTACATTTTCCGACCCATTGGAATGCACGTTTGGGGGCCGTGCCAAGTGAGCAACCACAACCTACCGGGGCAAATCAAAGAAGGGCACCGGGGGCAGTATCAACACAACTGGCAACCCCCTTACGCCGCCCCCACCCTCAAAGAATACTTAGAGGAAGCGGACCAAGTTGCCGCCCTAGAGCGCGCCATTCGCCTCGCAGGTCTGTAGGAATCTGGTGCAGCGGCTCTATTTTCCATCCCTCCTCCACTCCCGCCAGCGCCTTGTGCTGGTGGGTTGTGAACAGATTGCCGCCATGTTGCGGGTTGAATTTGCTCTATTTGGGCGCAATCTATCGCAATTTATCGTAGTAGAGGGAAAGGATGAGCATCAGCAATTGCACAGTTTGAAATTAGCCATCCCTCCTGAATTTCAAGACAAAAAGGAAGGGTATCAAGAGCATGTATTTTTTGATATTTTAGGGAGTTTAGCCCATGCCCCAACCCATTGAGTCTACCCTCACCTTAGAAACTGAATCCACCAATAACGCCCAAGGGCCAACCTCATCGACCGTCAAGGAGCAAAAGTCACGTATTTCAAGCCTGCGTGATTTTATGGAGTGGCGCATTTCTCTTTCAAGTTTGCCCTTCTCAGTTGATCTGGATAATATCCCCCCCCACGCAGGCACCAGCAAAATAATCGCCGTAGCGGGATATGAAATCCCGTTGCGTGGTCAGCTCAATTGGTTTGAGGAATGGATTATTGATGAAGTGGACGCCTATTTCATGTACCGCGCCCTAGACCTGCGGATGATGTTTAGCGCGTTAGCGAAAAAGGCACGGCGATTGTTTAGCTTAAAATCGCTCAAAGAAGCACGGGATCTCATTCAAACCATCATGCAGGATGGAGAATCCCCCCATGACTATGCCGATTTCCGTGATGAGAATGATGGTGATTTTAAGGCCATCCTAGAAGAATCACGCAACCTCAACCGGGGGATGGGAGATTGGTTTATCGCAGGTATTTTCTTAAAAATCAGAGCAGATATGACCTTTGATTTACCGCAACTGGTCTGGTTTGGTGCCCAGGACAAGGACGCCATTCTTAGAGCAATTGAGGCGGAATCAGGAGGTAAATTCAAACGACGGGGGGGAGATACTGAAACACCCGATACACCTAATGCTCAACTAGAGGCAGCAGAGGAGGAGGATGAAGAGGATGGCCCTTTGACTCCATCTCCCGTCGCCTCCACACCCAACGCAGCGACTGGGGAAATGTCTGGTACGAAATCAATACCAGCTCCCTCCACGACCCCCGATATAACGAGCGAAACTTTGCTTGGCAGTCCGTTAACTCAATCCAGCGAACCCTCACCGCGATTAGACGAGTCCGAAACCTCGATAGCTACAGCGCTGCCCGTGTAGCCCAGACCTATGTCAACTCCAACCTCAAAGAAGGGGTGAGTGCGACCAAGATTGAAGCATATCTTCCCCACCCAGTGGAATGGATTGCGCAATCCACCGAACGGCAGTTGAGTATATCGCAGCAAGCGGCTCACACCCTGCTCAATCTCTATCCCACCCTCAAAAGTGTGCCCAAAGCAATTGTGACGCCCTTGCTGCTTGAACTTGAAATGATTGTGCGGGGGGATTAGGAGCGTTATGGCAGTCACCGTTGAAGAATTAATCCTAGAATACGATTCAAACTTTGAGAAGTTTAATCGAAATCTAGACGCGGCGGTACGCAAAGCGACGACGGACGCCCAGCGCCTAGGACGTGCCTTTGCCAAATCCCTAGACCTGACGGTCACGGTTGATGACCGTCAGGTCACGGCACTGAATAAGCACCTCGACCAAAAAGAAGCGCACGTCGATCGCTTACAGAGTAAATGGAACCGCAATCCCCTCACTGTAAAGGTGAACGACACCGAAATAGATCGCAGTGTTAAAAAGTTAGAAACTTTACAAAAAACAGCAGCAGCGACGGTCAGGTCTGTCCAGTCGATAGGGTCAGCCACTGCTACAGTCCAAACCCATGTCACCCACCAGATTGAATCCAGTCGCTTTATCTCGAATTTTGAGAAAGCGGGGGATAGGGTTGCAGAAAATTTTCAATCTAAGCTGGCCCGTGAGCGGGTCGCAGGTGTCCAACAAACAGGTATCTTTTCGCGCAACTTAGAGCGCATCCTCAAAGATGCCAATAAACAAAGTTTATTAGATCGGGTGGGCAGCGTCATCACTGCCCCCTTCCGGGCCATTACAGCCTCAGTGGGTCAAGTGTTTAAGGGCGCTGCCTTCTCAGTCGGGGAAGCTGCGATTAAACCCATTGAAGCGAAACTTGCTGCCCAGCTCGCCCCCATTACGCAATTTGTGGGCCAGCGCGTTGGTAATGTTTTTGACAATACCTCAAAATTTGTGCAGGCCAAATCGGGCATAACGCCAGAGCAAGCCTTGGGAGCGCTCGATAAAGTTGGCCAAAAGATTGACCATATTTTTGATGCGCGTAATATCTATAATGCCCTTAAAACGGGCGTTGGCTATGTGGGAGCGGTTGAATATCAAACGAGAGGTAATAGAGGTGAAATTCCCAATATTGTAGGCCGTAATTTTGGAGAGGCGGTCACCACTAACCCCTTTATTAAGAACGTCATTCTGGAGCGAGATTTAAGTAAGACCGCTCAATATATTGGCTCAATTGATAAAGATTTTGTCAGCCTCAATCGAGTCATGCTTTCTACAGTAGGGATTATCCCCGATTTAATCCGCGAGTTTACCTTATTTGGCGCAATTCAACGTACCCAGCAGCGCAAGAGTCAGCTCAATTATCAACTTGACCCCCACCGCCCCTCCGTGGTGTTTAGTGGTGGGTTTGGTGACTTTGGCAAACATGGGGATTATCACGCCTCCACCTATCGCGCGGGAACGATGGGTTCAAACGTGGTGGGGGTGCGCAATTTGGTCACCGATGGCCCTGGCGATCAGGGGATACTGTACACCACCCTCAACAGCATTCTCACCCGGCTCAATGTCCAAGAAAAGGGCATTTTGGGCATGGTTTCAGTTTTAGAGCACCTTGCCAAAACCTCACTAACGGGGGTAACAGAGGATGAAATCAACCTAGCGGCTAATGCATTGTATGCAGAGGAGTTGAGTACTAAATCAGACATTGTGGCCTATTGCGGCGGCAATTTGGTTGCTAAAGGGGCTGCTGAAATCATTGAAAAAGGGTTCCCCCAATCCAGCGTCACCGCCAAAGGATTTGCTTTTGGTACACCCGATATTGTTCGCCCCAGTAGTCCACGTTTTAGCTCTGCAATTAGCACCGCAGACCCAGTTCATGCTTTTGGCACCTTATTCGGGGCGCGGTTTCAGTCTATTAATCAAGACGCCGAGGTTGGTCAAGCTTATCACGGCATTGTCAACTATCTTACTCAACCCAATGCAGCGCAGTTTTTAGGCGTTAATCCAACCCTAACGCCTAAGGAAATGCTGAGAGGTACCTTTGCCAAGAAAGATAATTCGCCCACTCAGCAAATTGCCCAATTCCAGCGTGAGATTGCAGAGGGCCAAAATGTTATTGAGTCTGCAACAAAGTTACTCAAGAATCTAGCCACTACCTATCAATCCATCGACAAAGATTTAATGGGCAGTAAGCCCGTCAATGACTTAAATGTAGTCATCCATGAGATTTATAAAAATATCCAACTAGGGCTAGATAAATTACAAGAAGGATTGATATCAACTGAGAGTGCGACTGAAATATTTCGCGCTAATGCCTTTATCATTCACAGTGATTTAGGAACCAAGAAGCAAACGTTTGTAAAGTCTAAGGCTCCTCAACTCACCACAGTCAGCCTTGCTAAACCGATTGAAGAGTACACAAATGCCCAGCTCAAAGAAATCCAAAATCGGCTAACGCAAAAGTTACAGGCTGCAACTCAAGCTGAATTGGAAGGGGGAGCGGTATTAGGGGGTGCTGAGAGCGTTAAAGCGGATTTAGATGCGCTCAATCGGTATATAGCAGCCCTCGGCACCACAGCAGCGACTGTCACACCAAAATTAGCTGCAATTGAATCGCAGCTTGAACTCAGTCTAGATATTGCAAACCAATCCCCTACCGCTCAATCTGTAGATCTCCCCAATCCGCCAAAATTTGACCTGAGCAAAATTTTATCGATATCAGTTCTAAAAGATATTATTGTCGCGGGGAATATTGTCACCCGTGGCAGCACGACCAAATTTGATCGGCAACTAGAATTAAATCTACCTAAACAGGGGATACCCGTAGTTGTCCCACCCAAAACAGAACCTCAGGCCAGTGTTGTGCAGCGGGTTGCTGATGCAGTTAAAGATTTGGCTAAGGAACGAATTGCGGAGAAGGTAGGAACTTCGGCCGTTGCAACCGATTACATTGCAACAGCCGCCAAAGATGTTGCGGCAATTGCACAGGGGGCCAAGGATGTTGTTATTTATGCGCGGACTCAGCGAGAGGCAAACACGCGCAAGAGTGCCCTTGGCTATCTGCAAAAGCAAGGCGTAGATGAAGCCTCAGCTAGAGCGCTATCACTAGTGTTCAGCGCAGGAGAGCTTAAAAATCTTAGCAAGAATTACGGCACGCTCAAGAAAAACTATTCAGATACTGAGCTACAAAACCTATTAAATGAAACGTTAATTCTGCCAGAAGAAATCAAAAGCGTACTACTAAAAACCTTAGGAGCTCTTAACAAAGGCGTTAAGTCCGTTCAGCGCCCTGATGTGCCAACAGTATCAGGGCAAGGAGACCAAAAATACAATCAAGAAGTAGGAAAAGCCTTTAACGGCATTATTCAGGCGCTCAAAGCCCAAGAAAAGCGCATTATTGCCCAGCAGACCGCTGATCCTCTTTCGCGGGCCACAGCAACAGCGCAAAGTGTTGCCTCAAAGGCACTGGTCGCAGTAGTCAACAACCCAGTGGGTAAAGCGGTGGTCTCTGCTGGGCAAACGGCACAGCGAACTGAAGACGCGCTCTTTGCCAGAGACCCCACCCGTATCACCACAGCCCTCAAATTTATCCTGAGTAACTTCGTTGTCCCACAGGCTGCACTCAAAGCAGGTGCGGCGTTCTTGCCAGGGCCAGCGGGTGCCGTGGCGGGGGGTGCTGACGTGGTGCTCTCGCAACTCAATCGAGTCGTGGATAGTTTAACTGAGGTAGTGGTTGCCGGGGGGATTGATGACGCGGCGGCGCGCATGATTATTCAAGCGGCTGAGTCAGGGGCTGCTCCAGAGGCAGGAATTTTGCAGCACCTAGAGCACATGGCCGCAGGTGCAATCCAGAACCTTGAGCACACCGCAACTCAGGCTTTATCGACCTTTGCAGCAGACACCGCTGAGATGACAGCCAAGGCAGGTACCAGAGCGGTAGCTGATAATGCCGCCATTGATATTGCCATTGCAGGCGGTAAGCAGGTCATTGAGCGCGGTGTGAAGGACATGGTGGAGGTGATCAATACCTCACTCACGCCCGAAACCGCCGCAGTACAGAAGACCGTAGGAGCGGTAGAGAAAGTTTTTACCAAGCCGGATCCTGTCCAAAATTATGGCTTAGCAGAGTTTAGGGCAGAGACAAGGCAATTGCGGCGTGACATTAATCTTTCCACACGCACTGAGTCTGCACAGTTACTGCGGCAAAACCCTAGACTCTCCACTGAAAACCCATTATCTTTACTCAGTTCAAAAGAGCGCATCTCTTCTGTCGCTAGCATTTTAGACGCAGACAGAAAACGCATTACTGAGCAACTGATCAAGAAAAACCCGCAAACTGATTCCACTATTGACCTATCCAAGCGCATTAACGAGAAGTTATATGGAATCGACCGGATTCAGCGGCTATTGGTGGCAGCCAACACTGAGGTTAAGGGCGACTTTGGCAAACCAGGTGTTGATCTGACTCAATACAATCGTGCTGCTTCACAGCTTGGCAAAGCCTCACAAGGCTTGAGGCGTTCGCTAGTCGTGGATGTAGAACAGATCAAAAAGCTCGCGGAAGCAGGGGATGAATCAGCTAGGGGGCTGTTGCTATCTCTAGAGGCAAGCATCAAACCTTTACAAGCGACAGCTAACGCGCTTGGCAAGTCATTTATTTTAGAGTTCAAGCGTGTTCTGGGCATCGCTTCTCCCTCCAAGGTGATGATTTGGATGGGGCAACAGGTAGCAGCAGGGTTTGAAGTTGGACTAGAGGAGCTACCCGACCTAGAGGACACCTTGAAGCGATTGCTGGGCAATTTGGGAACCCCAGAACTTGCCAACGTGGATCAGTATGTGGCGCAAATTCGCACCTTAGTTGAGAGCGGAGTCGCGAACATTGAGGTTAACTTACCGGATATTCAGGTAAATCAACGGGCTGGTTTTAATGCAGGGCGGATTATTGCTGACGCTGCTCAAACCTCCAAGCAAGCGATAGACCATGCAGCGCCCCAAGTGCAGCCTGTTTTTGAAGGCATCGGGTATGAAGTGGGGGCAGGGGTGGCGGAGATTGCCAACGTTGCCGCTGAGGGGGCAAAGGGGGCATGGGAAAACCTAGCTGCGCTGCTCAATACCGTCTCACCGGGGTTAGGTGGGTTCGTGGAAGGGTTTGGGGAGCGTCTGGATGCACTGGGCGCAAAGTCACCCACCTTAGGACGAATCACCAATAATTTCAAAGAAATTGCCGTCGCGGTGGTAGGGGCAGGTGCTGCCCTCTTATTTGTCCTAGCGCCGCTCAACCAATTTTATGCCAGCTCCATTCAAGCCGCCAACGAATATCGTAACCTCACCTATTTAATCCAAGGGACCGGGCAAACCACACGCTCGCTGAGTGATTTAGAGCATTATGCAGACCGGATTGGGACCAACTTCAAAGAGGCGGCGGGGAGCTATGCCGACTTTGCTGGCTCCCTCATGGGTACCCCATTGGCTGAAGATGCCCTAGAGCTTGAGCAAAAGATACTGGGCATCACCAAAGCCCTGAACCTATCCCAAGAGCGCTCCAACCAATTTGCAATTGCGGTGCAGCAGATGGGAGCGAAGGGAGTGGTGAGTATGGAAGAGCTACGCGGTCAAGCCTCAGAAGCAGTGCCCCAGTCCACTGTTGCAGCAGCAGCAGCGCTCAACACCGAAGTTTCGCAGCTCACTAATATTATTGGCCAGGGCACCACCTCAAGCTACGAATTTCTGCCTAAATTCCTAGATTCGCTGTCCCAGATGACCAGTGCCACCCTGGAGTCCACCAGTCAGAATCTAGATGCCCAGATGGCGCGCATCGCCAACGCCTTTGATCGTTTGCAGCGCAGTGCCGGGGCAACCCCATTGGATGTTGTGACCGCCGCCGCCGCAGTTGCAGCGAGGGCACTTGGGTTTTTAGCCGATAATGCAGAGCTGGTCAATTTGGCACTCACCGTAGGTATGATTGCCGCCACCAGCCACATTGCTACCACTGTGATTAAAGTGCTCAAACTGGCCCAAGCGTGGGAAGCGTTGAGTGCGCTGGGAGTGCGCGGTATTTTTGCTAAAGGGGTAGCGGGCGTCACCCAAGGAATAAAAGCATTACTGGCCACCCTCAACCCCGTCACCGTCGCCGTAATTGGCTTAACCGCAGCCTGGGCCATCTTTGATGCACTCAGCTCGCGCGGTACCAGTTCCGTCATCGCCCTTACCGACCAGCTCACAAAATCGCTGCAAGACAACGAACGCGCTCTAAAGGGTCGCAACACCCAAGCCAGCACCCTACCCACCCCCAAACCGCAAGCCACCAGCACAGGCGGTCAACTGCTGGATACCTTAGGCGCGCCCCTTGGCTATTTAGCGGAGCGCAGCCCGTTCACCAACCTCTACGCCAAATTATTCCAGGGCAAAGACAAATTTGAATTTGTCACCCACGGCATGATGGATGCACAAAAGGCAGCACAGCAAACAGAGCAAGCACTTGCTGAAGTGGATAAACGGATTGCAAAGGTGAACCAAACCGGACTTAACAGTGACTCGCTGCAAGACTACGCCACAAAGGCCAAAGATTTACAGGGCCAAATTGAAGCGATTGGGGCAAAGTTAAACCTATCAGGGGCAGGCATTAACCCGCTCTCCAGTGCTGATAAAAGCAAGCTACTGGCTGAGCGCAAAGCGCTCCAAACCCAACTCGATACCCTCAATGCCGAGACGATGGCGGGGTTTGGTTCTCTCAGTGGAATACAGTCTGCAATTGACAAATGGAAGCAAGCTAGGGCAGAGATGGAGGCCACCAATGTCTCTAGCCAACATCCAGAACTGCTCAATAGTATTGACAAGCGCATCACCTCCTTGCAGAAGCTGTATGACAACTTCTCCAACGTGATGGCGCTCAATAAACCGCTATTTGACCTCGCCGCCGCCCAAGGACGCCTAGACCAAGGAAATATCAACGCCGCCATTAATGAAGCCACCCAACGCGGTGCCTTGGCGCGTCTGCAATCCCAATTTGCCATCCCCCCTGGTGAAGCTTCTATCCGTGAAGCGCAGATCGAGCGCAACGCACTCCGCCAGCGCTTGGGTGAACTAGAGCGCTTTGTTGAAGCCCGCAACCGTCTCCTATCAGAACTGCCCCCCGGTATCAAAACAGGCTTAGAAGGGTTATTGGGTGGCCCCATCGCCAGCGCCACCCAAGAGCAAATTGTTAAAGCGCAGCAACAGGTTGAGACAGATCCCAACCGCTTCAGTGCCCTCAAACCCTACGTGGATAAATTGGGCGACCTGAACCAAGCCAAACAAGACATGGCCAGCCTCAATCAATCCATTGAGGAATCCAATAACCGCATCTCCCAATCCACCAAAGAATTCGCCGACCAATACAACGACCTGGTCTACCAGATTGAGCAACAAACGCGGCAGATGGGGCGCACGGTTGAGGATGCGCGTAACCAAGCCAAAGATGCCATCACTGAATCTCAACTTGAAATCAAGCGATTGCTGTTGCAAATTAAATCCACCCGTTCCACCAATGCCATTCGCAGTACCGTCAAAGGGTTTGCCAACGATACCTCCACCCAAGTGGTGGAAAGCATTTCCAGCTACCTAGAGAGTGTTTTTGATACCCTCTCTAGTGAATTAGACCAACTGGGCAATAACCAGAAACTCACCCAAGCGATCCGCGATATTACGCTAGGCAAAACTGACCTGTTCCATAATCTGACCGACCAACAGCGGCAGATGGCGCTCCAGATGGCGCAGTTCCAGGGCATACCGGGTGCAAGTGCCTACACACCCATTCCAGGGGCACGGGTGAATGTGGGGAGCTGGACTGATGCCAGCGGCGAACCGGGTAGTGACTTCACCATCCACAACAAAAAAGATCAGGTGCTGGGCGTCCCCGTTGGATTTCCCGTTGAATCTAGAGTGCTTAAAAAGTTCAATGACGGCAGCGGCTATGGAAATGCAGTCGAGCTGCGCTTCAAATATTTAGGCAAAGAAATTGATGTTCTGCTAGGCCATTTCCAAAAAATTAACGCGGCCATTGTTCCTGGCCAGACTTTGCCCGCTGGTACGGTGATTGGTGAACAAGGTCGTAGTGGCCATACCTCCGCTGGTGTTAATGGTGCTAGAAATCCAGGCGGCGACCTGGGTACCCATGTCAGCGCTGATTTTTATCAGCCCGGTTCTAATGTCGGCATTCCCGATAGCCTCAGAATCAAATTCTTAAAAGAGGTTTGGTTTCCCTTTATTGAGAAAGGTTTCACCCCCGCTAATTTTGCAGCGAACAACATTAAACCTTTTTCAATGCCTGCCAGTTCTCTGGGTGCAATTGATACTTTTATTAAAAAATATGCCCCTAAATCAGTACTCACAGGCACTGATTTTGCTGCCGCTTCCCAACAATCTGGCGTCTCCATTGATGCCTTAGTCACCCAAGCCTTAATCGAGTCGCACTTTGGCACCACAGGCCGTGCTGCCTATACCAAAAATCCCCTCAATTATGGCAACGACGATGCTGGTAATGACAAATACTTCAAAAGTTTCCGTGAGGGGTTAATTCACGCAGCCAAGGCGCTGAAAGAAGATTTTTACGTGACTACCCCTGAGAGTTTTATGGAACGTGGCTTTAAGGGGCGCTATGGCATCTATGCAACCGATCCGCAATATATGCAAAAATACCAAGGCGCACTCACCAAAGTGCGCGGTGCCATTGGCAGCACTACAGCAACAGGTCAGGGTTTACCCATGCCTGCCGTTCCCAATGCCACAGGCCAATTATCCACCATCCCCTACGCCCAGCAAGTGGGTGGCCTGCAACAGCAATATGCATTAACTAATCAACTCTCCCAAGTACAACAAGCCACCAAAAAAATTCAGACTGAGCAACAATTTCGCAACATTATTCACCAGCTTAACGACATACAGAAACAAAACCGCTACAACCTTGAAGATTTAGGCAACCGGGTCACAGGGGTCTTTGATAGTTACGCCCCCGAAACCACCGTCAATAGTATCCTTAGCTCCGTCGTCCAAACCGAGCAAAGCCGTGTCGGTGAAATTCGCCAGTTCACCGATGACATCGCCAGTCTCCAGCGCAATGTTGATACCTACCGCGCCCTCATTGAGTCACTCACCCAACAACTCACCGTCGTCCCTGAGGCCAACCGCCCCCAAATTAAAGCCACCATCAAAGAACTGAGTGAGACGCTCACCAGTGACCAAGCCAAACTTGAGCAATATAAACGCGCCCTAGGTGACATTAAAGAGGCAGGTGGATTAACAGCCACCATCCTCAACCGTAAACTGCGCGAAGCCCTCGACGCCACCACCCAAGAGCAGCGGCAATTTCGTCGCGAACTCATCAGCCTCTCGCGTATGGATGGCCCCCTCACGCCACTGATTAATGATCTGGAGAACGTCTCACGCCAATTTGAAGATGCCCGTCTCAAAACAACCGACTACCTCAAGCAACTCAATGCTGAACTCAAAAGTGCCGCTTCCAAAGCCAACACCGCACGGCAACAGGGCAACTTGCCACAAGCCAATGCCCTAGATGCCTACGCCAAAGGCATTTCGATTCAAATTGGATTGCTGACCCAGCAATCAGATATCAACCTCAGTAGTGAGGCTGAAAAGCAACTGGTTAATAAAATCCAGACCGAATTTAACCTCGACAAAATCTTTGAGAAAATCTCATACACCCGCCAAGTCCAAAGTAGCTATTACGAAGCGTTGGCGCAGGGTGAGAAAAATCCTGTCACGGCAGGTCGCTATCAATATCAAGCCCGTAAAATACAGATTGACCAACAATTTGATGAACAAATGCGTGACTTAGATAAACGCATTAGTGACTATCAAAAAGATGTACAGACCATTGCCAAAGAAAATCTAATTTCACCCAATCAGGTTGAATCAATCGCCCGTCTCACTGATGTTATCGGGGTTAGTGCTGATGAATTAAAACAGTTATTTGACCTTGCTAAAAATGCCAAAGTTGACCCAGAGGTGCTGGAGCAATTTAATACAATGGCGACCTCATTGGGTCTTGGTAGTGGTGATCAGGACTTTATTAAGGGCTTAGCAGATACGTCAGATTTATCAGGTGCTCAGATTGAGCAAATTGGTCAGTTAGCCCAGAATTTAGGACTGAGTGCAGATGAAGCAGAGCGGTTAAGAGAAACCCTGATCAAAACCCGTGAAATTTCCCTCGCTAACCTCGCCAACGAGACCAACTATCTTCAGCAACAAATTGAGAGCGGTCTCAATAATGCCTTTGGTGACTTGTTCATGTCCATTGGGGATGTGATCTTAGGCACGAAAGACGCCATGACCACCCTGCAAGAATTTGGCGCTAAAACGCTGCAAATGCTGGCCCAGATCTTTGCTGATATCGCCGCCAAACAACTCGCAGCAATGGCCAGCAAATTCATCGCCTCTATTTTCAGTGGTCTCCCTGGCCTCAGTGGTGGTGGCCCCGTCATGAACTATGCAGCAGGTGGCCCCATCAAAAACTATGCCTCCGGTGGCCCCATTGATGACTTTGACGCTTGGGCACTGGGTAAATCAATTGATATTGCTATGAAACGCGAGGGGGTAGGGGCGGTGCCCATCGTGGCCAATACCCGCGAGTATGTATTGAACGAGCACGATACAAAGCTGTGGCGGTGGATGGGTCGTAAAGGCATCACCAGTGATCTTCGTCGCGCCAAGGCTCATAACTATTCAAACGGCGGTACCCCTGGCAGCGATCCGGGCCTAATGGTGCTCAACTCTAATCCCTCATCCCGTACTGCACCACCACGCACGATTGTGATTCATCAAAACACCACCATCAATACACCAGATGCTAATAGCTTTAGGGCAACCAAGGCTCAAGTAGACCGTGAACGTGCCGCCGCCGCTCGTCGTGCTGCTCAACGCCTAGGCAAGGATTGATCCATATATATTGTACTTGGGTACAATAGCACTATCAATATTGATTAGGTGCTGAACATGAATGAATTCGAGAACGTAGTAAAGTACGCCGTTGCAGGCATTTTTGCTGTGTTTGTGGGAGGGTGGGTCTATGCTCAGATTTTTCCTCCTACTCCCCAACCTAGCTACGACAACCTAAACCGCCTTAATAACGAACTCGTGAATCAAATGAATCAAAACACGAGATAGCCTGCTATGCATCCAAGACCTGACTTACAGCAATTGACACGCCAAGCGCTGCGCTCCTATGTCTTGGCCCACAGGGACGACCAAGAGGCGCTACGCCTCTACATGGATAGGCTAAAGACCGATCCAGATGTCATCCGCTACACAGGCGGCTATGACATCGCTTCTGAACTGCAACGACTCATAGCCCAACACTCGGTAGGTAATATTTAGGTAATGGTCAATTTGACCAGACTTGGAATCACCACCACACAATACTTTGCGGCGTTAGATGTAGCGCCTTCTAAGCGGTTGGCCGATGGTTCGAGTCCATCCAAGCGCGTTAGGGATTTCCGTACCGCATCCCGCTTGTAGCCTATTGTTTCCCACATAAACCAACAAAATATATTGGTTTATGTGGGGTTATGTTGGTGTATAAGTAGGTAAAGAATAGGTAAGGGGTTGGGATGGGGATACGGAGTGTCGAGAGTGTGAATCGCAAATTAAAAGAGATGGCGATTCAGGTAAGGGTGCGGCAGCGAGGGAGTGCATTGTATTTAAGGGCAAGTTTACCGAGTAAGCCAGGTGGCGTTAAGCGAAGTGGGAACGTGCAGAGCGAGATAGCATTGGGTCGAAGTGTGAGTCAGGATGGACTGAAGTATGCAGAAGGGATGGCATTGCGGTTAGGCAGTGAGATAGCGCTGGGTAAATTTAAGTGGGAGGAGTGGGGATATGGGGCAAAAGAGGAAGAAGATGAACGAATTGGGGCAAAACTTGAGAGTTTTAAGGAATACTATTTAGCGACCAACGATATCAGTATTGATACTTGGGATAACCACTGGTGGCAAGTATTGAAGCATTTACCTGCCGAGAAAAAATTAAGTGAGCGGGTAATTTTGGATGTTTTGCTAAACGATCGGTATAAGCCAAACAGTTGGAGTCGCAAACGCGCTGCCGAGAAACTACAGCGATTTGCAGATTGGGCAAAGCTTGAAATCAATCTAGGGCCGTATAAAGGCAGTTATGGGCTCAATGCGACTCAAATGCGAGAGTTGCCGAGTGATGAAGAGATTGTAGAGTGGCGGGAAAAGATCACCCATGAGGGCTGGCAATGGTTTTACGGGATGATGGCCGCTTATGGGTTACGGCCCTATGAGCCATGGTTTTGTGAGTTTGAAGAAGGTAGTGACTTATTATTTGTCACGGTGGGCAAAAAGACCGCCAAAAAGACCACAGAGCCAAGGTTTGTGAAACCATTGTATCCAGGGTGGGTAAAGCGCTGGAATTTAACAGAGATTAAGCGACCTAATGTCAACGTAAAAGTACCGCGATTGTATAGCCATCGTGCGTGCGTAGCCTTTCGTCGTTGGGGGGTACCCGTCCCTCCCAAAACACTGCGCCATTGTTATGCAGTAAGGGCTGCAATCGTTTTCCGGCTTAGCTCAGACACTGCTGCTGCTTTTATGGGCCATGACCCAATCGTCCATGCCAGAATCTATAAACGTTGGCTAACCAAGGGGCAGAAGCTTTGGGAATATGAGCGCGTGATTAACGATCCAAATTTACCCCCAGAACCATGAACCCAGAAGACAGCGATTGGCTCACTGCTGACCTATCACCACCTCTAGAGCCTTACGACTGGGGAGAGATTGATCCTGACACGCTAGGCAAGCCGATTCACTTCGAGGTAGGAGTTGGGTTTATCGTTGAGGGTGAAAAAGACTTTTAGGGTTCTAGATAGGGCTTCTTTCTAAGCTTCTTATCAACCGACTCTATTATCACTAAAATTAACGTACAAAATACTAAGCCTAAAAACCCTGCCACAAACCAAGGCATTTCAGTCGTAAGAAACGCGCTACACCAGGATAAAGCTAAAGGGTAAAAATAAAGACGATACATACAGGTTTTTAGTAGCTGTTACGAAAACAGGTCATAAAATTCTCACACCCCTTGTCAAGTCTGCCCATTTGCTTGCAGTCTAAACCCATCGGACAGGTTTCAATGTCCTTTATTTCAGGCACTCCAAAATGTTCAACCATTTTTTCCTCAAGTCTCTGATAATAGCGATTATGATTTTCTAGTTGATATGCCCTAACAATATAACTCAGTGTTAAAAGGCCCGTGAGTAGCGTCACTAACCAGTCAATGAAGGGTGATCTTATGGCCAAATGGAGTGCTATCAAACACATAAAACCTTCAATATAGCGCAGGATACTGTGATATTGAGGGCGCGTTAAATAAGGTATAATATAGCGCTCAATTCCAATAATTAATTGAGAACCAGTAAGAATTAGGCAGAGATTAAGCGTATCAATCATGTTTGTTAACCATGCCTGCGTTTATCAGGTAATGCAGCCAGACGTTTTTTTGCAGCTTCAACATTCACATACAGCCGTCGTTTCTCAACGCCAGGGCGACGTCTGTCCTCTATTTCATGACCAATCCGCAATAGACCTGAATTAACATCCTCATAAATTTGATCGTAGCTGTGATAGCCCAGCGTCTTAAAAGCGCGGCGTAGGGGTAGAACATTAACTTGAGGAGAGGGTTGGCCGACTACTGGCGCTAGCATCTCCTGTAATACTGAGCGGATTAAAGCTCTCAATTGTTCCTCAGTTAACTCTGTTTTTATCATGATTATCTATCCAGTATTGTGCCAATTTTTTTAGGTCTTCAATTTTTCGATTATTAATAACAAGTGGTTTAATTTTTTTAGATTGGTCTGTACGCGCCTTGCTATAGCGCAACAGATTATGGGCAATCATAAAATTAACAGCGCTCTGCATTTTGGGATGAGTAAGACTATAGTTTGGATAGTCATACTTAAACAATAATTCCATTGCAGAAGCATAATTATAAATGGGATTTGATTTACTGTCGCCATACAAAAGCACATAGGCAATATAGCCAGGAACCTCCTCGACTTTTATCGGTACCTGTCTACAATTTTTTTTAGGAGGATTGTTATAAAACTGCTCAATTCTCCTAAGCGTCAACGGCTCCTTACTGGGGGACATTAACGATCCTCAGTTCTGCTAAATTAACAGGCTCATCAATCCAAGCAAGGCGAGCTTGATTATGATCAATTGCCTTAACCTGATAAGGGCTAAGCCATTCAAGATTGCCTCCTTCTTGGTAGGGCCACTGCACAGTGTCACCCACTTCAATTTGACGAGCATCCTGGCCACCCAATAGCCAAGGGATATGTTTTTTAATCACCCTCGCCATCAAATTGCGATGACAAAATTGCCCCGGTGGCTCCCAACACAAAAACGTTAGGTCATGCTCCTGGTGCAGGTGGCGCTTAAACTGATCCAGCCATTGCAAAACCAAACCTTGATCAAGGTCGTGGTAGTAACGCTGAGCATACTCACGCTCAGCCTTTCCATCCTGGGCGCTCTTTTTCCACCAGCTCAATAGGGCGTCGGTAGGCTTGAATAGCTCAAGCTCCCCATCCACCCAAATATCAGGGGGCTTGGAACGCGAGATTTGATAGATCAACCCATGCCAATGCTCAGGCTTAAAGTAGCTTGCAAAGTAAATCATTGTACTAAGATACAACACCTTAGACGAAAAGAACAACCTTAGCAATTGGGTTTAACCAGGTTAAAGAACTGTGAGGTGGCGAGGTTAGCCAAAACTTTAGCGGTGCCTGTGATGCCATTACGGGATTTGGCAATAGAAATCTCTACAATATTGAGATCCAATGTATCGGGGTTGTAGTAGGCATCGCGGTAGAGGGTGGCGATGACATCGGCGTGGGTTTCGATGCCCCCTGATTCACGAATATCAGACATGAGGGGGCGTTTGTTTTGGCGTTGTTCTACTGCGCGTGAGATTTGGGCCAGCGTCACCATGCAGATACCAAATTCTTGGGCCATGTTGCGCAGCTCACGGGTAATGGTATCCAGTTCACTGACACGATTTTCTCCCCCCTCTCCCATCAGTTGCAGGTAATCCAGGAAAACCACTGTAGGTTTCACCGGGAGACTGCGCAAAATAGAACGCATTTTGACGGGTGTTAGTTTCCGGTCATCTGAAATCGTAAAGGGCAGCGCCTCAATCTGGGCAGTGGCGCTGATAATTTTTTGCCAATCCCCGTCACCTAAGCGGCCTTGGCGCAGTGAGGCACTATTGATGCCCGTCAATGCGGCCACCGCCCGATTGACCACCTGCTCCTTGCCCATTTCTAGGCTAAACAAGTGAACCGGAACCTGTCGCTTGGCTAACTCCACTGCTAAAAAGATGGCGAGGTGGGTTTTGGCCATCCCCGGTCGCCCTGCAACCACCATCAAATCGCCAGCAAAATAGCCCCCAATTAAGGCGTCAATGTCCAGTAGACCTGTGGGTATCGCTGGGGTTGAATTCCCTTCAAAAATGGCCCAGTTGCGCGGCATAATTTCAGCCAGTGACTCAGGACGGCTGTGAGTATTCTGGATTCCAGGCTGAGAGAGGGCGTAAATCAACGCCTCTGCTTGCTCTAAAATTTCATCAATCGATTTAGGTTCCCCCGCAAGCTGCACAATCTCTTCTCCCACCACCATTAATCTGCGGCGGAGCCACTTTTCTGATATTAGATTGGCGTAGTCAATGGCCTGCACGTTGGACACAGCCTGATTGCACAAATCTAAAAGATAATTCTCTCCCACCTTATCAAGTTTTTTTGTGTTTCGTAAGGTGGCCATCACTACTAACACATCAGGTGTCATTTTTAGATGCATTACTTGATGGATGGCTTGGTAAATTAATTGATGTTTGAGTATATAAAAAGCACTGGAATCGGGCAGAATTTCTAAAACAGTAGGTGCAATATCAGGAAACGATAATAAGATGCCCAGCAACCGCGCCTCCGCCTCAATACATTCTGGCGTACTCTGCTGGGGGGTAAGGGGTGTAACTTTGCGATAATCCGGTGAAGATGCCGATGAAAATGACTGTGGTAAACCCATGGCTAAAAAATTCAGTAACGACTAACGAAAAGTAACGAAAAGTACGGTCAAAATTCAGCGTCCATCTGAGCCTGGTACGCCTCCCACTTGCCCCAGCGCTCTGGATCAGAGAGCGCCTTGAAAGCCTGCAAGCCATACACCGACAACGGTATACGGTATTTCGTATCCCCCTCGCGCGGCTCTGGGACACATTCGGCTCCCAGATACTCTAGAAAATCGTGCTTAAAGCCATGTCCCGTTCTCTGATCAAGCCAAGGTACCGAAGGGGGGGATTCCATCGCTTCTAGGGGCAAAATCGTTGGGCTATTGTGCGTTAATACAACACACTGGGGATGCAAATTTTGCTGGCTGTCGTGATCCTCGACCACAGCAAACAGCTCATCGACGCCCACCTCAGTGTTCTCAAGCCTTGATATACGGGCCTTTGCTTCACCAAGGGTAGCCTCTCTCCCCAAGTCTCGATAGTACTGCGAAGCCGTGAGCTTTTTGCAATAGTGCGCCACAATCCACGGCACGAAGTCATTGCGCCCCCCACTGTTTCGCCAAGGGTAGTTTCGTAAGCCGCCCTGGCGAAATGCTGCCTCAACACGCTCACAATCGCTGACCCGTCGCAATCCTTCAGCTTTGTGTTCAAGGCAAACTTCGGGGATAGAATCTTCCATCCCCCGAGATTCGCTGGGATCCACGGGCGACGCGGCGGAACTTTCGTCCCCAAACGAGGGGTGGGATTTGTCCGGTAATGGTGGTAAAGCCAGCGGAACCCGATCAAGGATAGCTATCGGTTTTTCCTGATTTTCTTTAATTATCTCTTTCTCTGTCTCTCTTTCTTTGTCTTTCTCTGGTTCTTGCTCTTTGTCCTCGCGTGCACGCGCGTGGGATCCAGTAAAGAAAGAGAGAGATTGATTTGAAGTAGTCTCTGAAGTAGTCTCTGAAGTAGTCTCTGTAAGATATAGCCTGCTGGTTTTCGACAGACTAGTTTGCTGGTTTTCAGCAGGCTTGTCTGCTGGTTTTCGACAGACTAGTTTGCTGGTTTTCGACAGACTAGTTTGCTGGTTTTCAGCATACTGGTGTATTTCAGTCCTAGCAAGGCTTTCAGCCTCATGATTAAGCTTAACGAGTAATATTTGCTCAAGTGCCTCTGAATCAATCCGAAAATACAAGCGTGCAGGAACCCCGCGTTTCTGTTCTTGAAGGACACCGACACGTTTCAGTTGCCGTCGTGCCCGTTCTTGAGAGGAGCGACCCAGAAACGTCTCATCAAACCACTGTTCTTGAGTCTTCCAGAACCAACCGTCGTTGTCTTTTGTGCGCAGACTCCAATAAACTGCTTGACTAAGAAAAATACCTGCCTCAAGGCTGCCCCCAATTTGGGCAAACACGCGATGAAACGCAATGGGACGATCCAGTAAACCCATAATCGACGTTAAGGTTGCCATGCTCTTGTGTTGTTATGTTGCATCTCGCTCTAACACCCCCTAAAATAAACAAGGCTGTTCCATCCACTACGGCTTTCCCGTAGCTCATGGCCTAAAAGCCACGAGAGGATTAAAACAAACCTAATCAATCAATGCAGAGCAATCAGCGAGATCCACTTCACTGATTGCTTTTTTGTGCCTATAGCTATTGTATAAAAATACAACTATTAACCCAAAATGGCCACCGCTCCCCTTACTCAACGCAGCAAAGCAGACATCTATTAATAGTTAAATTTCACGGCTTGCTTAAGCAAAAAACAATTGGTCTACCAAGGAAAGCAGGTGTGATTCAATAAAAGTGGGTGAATCATACAATCAAATTTAGGGCAATCGTGTACTATAGGGAAAGGTATACTATGTCTGCATTGTACTTAAATACAACACATGGGGGATACGATTAAAATATTACGTAGGGAATGAATGGAATCATGGCAAGAACCAAGCGAGAAAAAGAGGGGGATTCTAACACAAGCTCAACGCCCATTATTCATCGGCGGCGAGATATTATGTTGAGGTCGATCAAACGCTATGAGATTAGCCAGCGCGAGATCAGTAGGCGGACAAAGGCGTTACAGCAAGCGGGACAAGGAAATTACGTCGATCCGCACCAATTAAATAAATTTTTGCATGGGCACAACGATTTGACTGCCATGGGCATTGAGGCGCTTGAAATTGCGCTGACTCAAGTTGACCCAAGGGCAGGGGCGTACTATCAAGGGGAAATCATGCGCATGTTAAATGAGTTTGGGTTTGAACCCAACCCAGAGCACAAGGTTTGACCCACCCTAGTTAAGATCCTGCTTGCTGGGCTTGCTTGCCTCGAAAGCTGCATGGGCGCAGACAATGCCCAGTTGCTGATGGTTTAGTTTCAAGCTGAGGGCGGTGAGGGCATTCAGCAGGACGGGGCCGTCAGGCTGATAAAAGTCAGCCCTCAGCGCTGCCACCACAGTCGCTAGGGACTGGTGATAAAGCGCGGTCTCTTCAAAGGGTGGGGATGTTTGGATCATGCTGTTGTCGTCTCAATGGTTTTTAACGATTCAAGGTATTGGACAAACTCGGTTAATTGTGAGTAGGTCAACTCAACGCGCCGATTCTTGCGATATTGAGCGTGGAGATAAGTGCGCCCGTCATCGTCTGACCAGTTAAGGTCGCGCAGGAGGGCAGTGGATTTCTGGATGAGCGGGTGATCTTCGCGGAACGGAAGGTGGCCGGAGGAAGGTTCCCTCGGCACACTTCCTTTGGTGTTGCGCGGTGCTGAGAAGTTGCCATAGGATGAATGAGCACTATCTGCCTCTGGATCGTCAGCGGTAGATAAGCCAAAGGTTTTCCAAATTGCATACTTCGTCGCCCCTGTAATGGCTTTATACAGCGCCTTGTCCGATGCATCCTCGGCGTACCCCGGCATCCGCCGTGTTAACTTCTCCCCGCTCATCACATCAATCACTTCACATTGGATTTCCACCGTGGCCGCGCGAACTGTTTTAAGCTGCCCCTTATTGTCACAGATTTCAAATCGCTCAAGGCTGTGGGAAACACACTCAGCCGTTAAAAATAAACCCCATTTATTTAGAATAGGGCGGATTGCTTCAATGAAATCCCCCTCCTTCGCATATCGGTAATTTTGATGGGTGTTGTTACCTGTTTTGCTTACACTGGCCAGCTCACTTTGCACCTGTGCTAAACGCTCATAGAATTTCAGGGGTTTAGTTGATTCTTGTGATTCTTGGGTCGTACGGGCGTCGCTTTGCTCCTCCTGATCGTGACTGGGAAAC